CAGTTAGGTGTGCGTCGCTCGGCTCACAGTTAGGTGTGCGTCGCTCGGCTCACAGTTAGGTGTGCGTCGCTCGGCTCACAGTTAGGTGTGCGTCGCTCGGCTCACAGTTAGGTGTGCGTCGCTCGGCTCACAGTTAGGTGTGCGTCGCTCGGCAGGGGTGGCCAGGCTGTGGCCCTCCTTATGCATGGGGTGAAATGCCACCCCAGGTCCGCACCCTCGCGAGGGGTGGCCAGCCTGTGGCAACTAGGCCAATCAGAAAACCGGCACACTGGCCCTGGGCTAGGGGTGGCCTGGGCTTCAGTATTTGGGGGCATTAATCCTTACCTCTTATGGCTTTTGAAATTTGCCGGATTGAAGTTCAGCAGAACCGCGTGGGGGCCTGGGGCCCTACTGGCCTGGGCCCTGAGCCGCGCGAATGCGCAGAACGTCGCGCGGCAATCTGGGCTCAGCACAGCCCCCACAATGCCTATCGCGTGGTGGCCGTTGATGCCCCTACCCCTCGCACCCCTGCAGAGGCCTTTGCCACAGCTGGCCAGGCTGCCATTAAGGCTGCCAGGGGTGCCAGGGCTGCCAGGGCCCAGGCTGTGGCCCAGGCTGTGGCCCAGGCCCTGCCCCCTGAGGGGGCCAGGTTCAGCGCAGTCTCTGAGCCTGGCCCCTGGGCCCAGGCCCGGCCTGTGCTGCCAGGTGAGGCCCTGCCCCCTGCCCCTCCCGCCCAGGCTGGCCCTGCCCCTCAGTTGCCCACCATTCGCCCCCCTGCCACCCCTGCTGAGCTCAGGGCCCAGGCCGCTGAACTCGAGACTGAGGCCCTTGAGGCCCTGCAGGCCCTGGCCAGGATTCCAGCCCTGGCCCGTTCTGCTGCAGATATCCGCAGCATGGCCCGCCAGCTGGTCTGGCAGGCTGACGGAATCCGCAGGCTAGCCCTGGCCCGTGAGGCCACAGCCTGAGCCCTCACCCTTTCAACCCTTACCCTTACCCCTCCCATGGCAATTGTTTTGATTTGGCGCGGCATTCAGCAGGGATGGCAGCCTGCCATCCCCCAGGCTCGGCCTGTGGCTGTGGCTGAGCGCAGGCTGGCCCTCCTGCAACGTATTAAGGGCCAGGATCACACTTTTAAGCTGGCCCCCCATGCCTGAGCTAGAACGCGTCACAAACAGCCAGGGCCAGCCCATCGGATGGGCCACCCCTGGCAGGCCAGACCTGGCAGCCATCCTGCAGCATTACGCTGCCCAGGAGGCTGCCCAGGAGGCCCTCAGACGGGCCATCCGATCGAGCCAGCTGCCCCCTGAGCCTCAGGCCCAGGCCTGGCTGATCTCAGATCGCCACTAGCACAGAATGTGGCCAATGGCCACATATTTCTGTTGACTGAATTGTGGCCAATGGCTACAAAGGGCCATTCCAAACAGGAAGCCCAGACAATGCTCACCCTTATCCCCCTTCCTTCCATGCCTGCCATCCAAACCACAGCCCAGGCCCGCGCTTGTGCCCCCTCCCGTCTGCCTGCAGACGTGGCAGCCCTCCTGGCACGGTTCAGCCTCACCCTCCCTGGCCTGCTGACAGACGACAATGCCAAACTGGCCAAGGGCTCAGCCCAGGCCCTCCCTGTGATTCTTCATCACTTGCCCCATAAGGCCCTGGCAGCTGCCATCACCCCTGAGAATGCCGGCATCCCATCGCGGGCCTTCATCCCTGCCCTGAGGGCCCTGGCTGAGACTGAGGGCCTCCTGGCAAAGGGCCTGGCCCGCAATGGCTGCCCCTGGGCCACCCCTGGCTGTGCAATGGGATGCCTTAACTGGGCTGGCCATGGTGGCCTGAGCCAGGCTGTGGCAGCTGCCAGGGGCAGACGCACCCTTGCCATGCTGGCTGAGCCTGCCACGTATCAACGGGCCCTCCTGTGGGCCATTGGCCGGCATTACGCAAAGGCTCAGGCCCTGGGCCTGCCCTTGGCTGTGAGACTGCGCGGCACAGACGATCACCCGCACCATTTGGCACGGTTCAGCCTGAGCCCCCAGGAGGCCCAGGCCCTGCGGATACGTTATGGCCTGCAGGCTGTGGCTGGGGAATCCATGAACCTAGCCCAGGCCCTGGCCCTGCCCCTGAGCGATGGCAGCATGGCCCTATACGACTATTCCAAGGCCCCCCTGCAGGGCAGGACTGGCCTTTTAGCACAAAGGGCAGCTGGCTGGGATGTCACAGCCAGCCTGGCAGCTGACAGGCCCTCAGCTGTGGCAGACGCCATGGCAGCTGCCCTGGCAGGTTTCAGGCTGGCTGCCCCTGTGCTGCTGGCCAAGGGCCAGGCCTGGCCTGTGGCCCTCAGGCTCACCCGTAAGGGCCAAACAGTTACCCTCCCTGCCATTGCAGGGGATGAGTCTGATAATCGATGGTTAGAGCCTCAGGGGGTGGCTGTGATACTGCGCACAAAGGTAAGCAAAGGGGCGGACCGTGCCATCGCTGACCCCTTCAGCCTGCAGGCCACCCCTGGCCCTCAGGCCCTGGCAGATGGATCGATTGAACTAGTCTGGGCCTGAGCCCAGGCATCACAGCCAAACCGCAGGGGGCCAGCTGGCCCCTTTGTTGTATCTGGGCCAGGCATCATGCCTGGCCTTTGTTGTATCTCAGGGCCTGCCATTGTGCGGGGCCTTTGTTGTATCTCACCCCCCTGCCCTTTGCCTGGGGTGAGCTCAGCGAATGGCCACCCCAGGGGCAGGCCTGGGGCAGGCCCTGGCCCCTTTGTTGCGACTGATTCTCATTCGCGGGTCCTCCCGACGTGAGGGACTCGGGGGTAGATTCGGATCTCGATGTTTTCCTAGGCACAACTTGCCGAAGTTGGTGTGAGTCTCATGAGCCTCAACTCGATTTCGCGCAATATCTCCCCTTTCCCCGAAAACAAGGCAACCGGCCATAGTAGCCTCTGCGCCTAGGTTTTGGGCTTGGTGTCAACCAGGACTGTAAACCCGTAACATTGGTCAACACCACCGGCATACCTTGCCGCTCATCACCAAGTCAGAAGCCGCCGCGGCGCTCGGAGTGTCCCGGACTGCCGTCTACAAGGCGATCAGCCAGGGTCGCCTTCCGGTCGTGCGCACGGCTGAAGGCAAGGAGCTGATTCAGTCCGACACGCTGCGCGAGGACTGGTTCGCCAAAACCATGGCCAAGATCGGCGTGGGTCCAAAGCCGCCGGCCGGCGAGACTGCCTTTCCTCCAGCGCGGCCCAAGCCAGCCCAACGATCACTCGCGTCTCCAGAACCCGAGGACATTGTCCCCGAGTACAACGAGAGCCGCGCGCGCACTGAATACCTCAAGGCCGAGCTGCTGGAGCTGGAGCGCAAGGAGAAGGAAGGGCTGCTGGTGCGGGCCGCGGATGTCGAGGCGCAGTGGGTGGAGGTGATCACGATCAGCCGCACCAAGGTGCTCGGTGTGCCGTCAAAGGCCAAGCAGCGGATCCCCGATCTCACCCAGGACCAGATTGCGATCCTGGAGGACATCGTCCGGGAAGCGCTGGAGGAGCTGGCAGAGAAAGATGGCTGAAGTTGCGCAACTGGCTGCGTCTGCGCTGCGGGCATGGAGGCCACCGGAGAAGCTGAGCCTGTCGGAGTGGTCCGACCGGTACTTCTTCCTGTCGGCCGAGAGCAGCGCCGAGGCTGGCCGGTGGCACACGCTGCCGTACCAGAAGGGAATCATGGACTCGATCACTGATCCGGCGATCGAGCAGATCTCGGTGATGAAGAGCGCCCGGGTGGGCTACACCAAGTGCCTCAACGCCTGCATCGCTTTTCACATCCACCAGGACCCCTGCCCGATGATGCTGGTGCAGCCGACAATTGAGGACGCCCAGGGCTACTCGAAAGAAGAGATCGCGCCAATGCTGCGCGACGTGCCGGTGCTGAAGGGGTTGGTGAGCGATAGCAAGGCGAAGGACGGCGCCAACACGATCCTGCAGAAGCAGTATCCGGGCGGAACGCTGGGCCTGGTGGGCGCCAACAGCCCGCGGGGCTTCCGCCGTGTGAGCCGCCGGATTGTGATGTTCGACGAAACGGACGGCTACCCGCCGAGTGCCGGGCCCGAGGGCGACCAGATCAAGCTGGGCATCAGGCGGACAGAGTATTACTGGAACCGCAAGATCATCGCCGGCAGCACACCAACACTGAAAGATGCAAGCCGGATCGAGCGATTGTTCGCGCAGGGCGACCAGCGCCGGTATTTCGTGCCGTGTCCTGATTGCGGGCACATGCAGTACCTCAAGTGGGCGCACATGCGGTGGGACGATCCGTATTCACCGGTGCATTACGTGTGCGAGGAATGCGGGGTGCTGATCCCGCATAGCAAAAAGCGCTGGATGGTCGAGCGCGGCGAATGGCGGGCGACTGCACCGGGCAATGGCAAGCACGCTTCGTTCCACATCTGGGCGGCCTACAGCTACAGCCCGAACGCCAGCTGGGAGAACTTGCGGGACGAGTTCCTAGAGGCAAAGAGCGACCCCGAGGCACTGAAGACGTTTGTCAACACCGTGCTGGGCGAAAGCTGGGAGGACGATTACGCGGCGAAGGTGGGCGCCGACAGCCTGCTGGAGCGGGCCGAGTTCTACGAGAAGCGGATGATCCCGGCTGAGGCATCAGTGCTGACGATCGGCTGCGACGTGCAGGACAACAGGCTGAGCCTGAGCGTGTGGGCCTGGGGCCGCGAGGAGGAAGGCTGGCTGGTCGACCGGCAGGTGATCCATGGCGACCCAAGCCGGCCAGAGCCGTGGAAGCAGCTGGACGAGCTGATCATGCGGCCGTTCAAGCATGCGATGGGCGGCGAGCTGCGGCCGGATGTGGTCTGCATCGACTCCGGCGGCCACCACACGATGGAGGTGTACCAGTACGCCCGCGAACGGCAGAACCTGGGCGTGATCGCGATCAAGGGTCAGAGCCAGAAGGGCAAGCCACCGATCGGCAAGCCCACCAAGGTCGACCTGAACTACAAGGGCAAGGCGCTGAAGAAAGGCGCCGAGGTGTATCCGGTGGGTGGCGACACAGTGAAAAGCCTGCTGTTTGGCCGACTAAAGCACAACGAGCCCGGCCCAGGCTTCCTGCACTTTTACGCAGATGCTGGAAAAGAGTATTTTGAGGAGCTGACAGCAGAGAAGCAGATCACCCGGTTCGTGCGCGGGTATCCAGAGCGCGTTTGGGTGAAGAAATCGAGCCAGCGCAACGAAGCACTGGATGAGCTGGTGTATGCGTATGCAGCGCTAAATCGGATGTATCAGCGGTACGACCGCAGAACAATGTGGGATCAGCTGGAGAAACGGCTCGAAAAGCCGGTAGAAAGGGAGCGCAAGGCGCCGCTAAGATCGAATAAGCCCGCAAAGCGGTCGTTCGTTCGCCAATGGTGAGGCCGTGAGAATACCCTCGCAAGTACGCGCTGGAGACACAGTCCGCTGGCGAGACCCCTCCGCCACGGACGTGTTTGGAGCCCCCCTGACCAGTGCAACTCACGGTCTCACCTACTTCCTCCGCACCAACACCAGCCACGAGGGCGCGACTGTCGTCGGCGTGGCAGCAGATTCGGGGTGGGAGTTCACCATCTCGGCGGTGACATCAGCGGCGTTTGATGCCGGCATCTGGTACTTCCAGGCGGTGGCGACCGCGCTGAGCGGCGGCGAGAAGACGACGCTGGGCACGGGGCAGTTTGAAGTGCTGCCCAGCCTGAGCTACGCCGGCCTGCCCGGGGCGTTCGATGGTCGCAGCCAGGCGCAGAAGGATCTTGAGGCAGTTCAGGGTGCAATCCGCAGCCTGATGAGCGGCGGTGCGGTGCAGGAGTACCGGATCGGCACCCGAAGCCTCAAGCGCTACGAGCTCGCCGACCTGCTGGCGCTGGAGAGCAAGCTCAAGGCTGATGTCGCTCGCGAGAACAAAGCAGCGATGATCGCAAACGGACTAGGCAACCCTCATAACCTCTATGTGAGGTTCGGCCGCTAATGGGACTCCGCACACGACTTCTGACGGCCATCGGATTCGGGCCGAAACAACAGGCGGAGCCCGCCAAGCGTCGGCGCCGCACCTATGCCGGGGCGATCATCAATCGCCTGACCAGCGACTGGATCAGCAACGGCACCAGCGCCGATGCCGAGATCAAGACCAGCCTGCGCAAGCTGCGCGACCGGTCGCGGCAGATGGTGCGGGACAACCCGTATGCCCGCCAAGCCAAGCGCACGACGCAGATCAACGTGATCGGCGCCGGCGTGAAGATGCAGTCGCAGGTGATGAGCCTGCGCGGCAATCGACGCGACGAGAAGATCAATGGGCTGATCGAGGCCAAGTGGGAGCGCTGGTGCCGCAAGGACTACTGCGATGTGGCCGGCAAGCAGAGCTTCAACATGTTCGAGTGGCTGGCGGCCGGTGCGCTGCCAGAAAGCGGCGAGGTGATCTTCAGGATCCACCGGCGCCCGTTCGGCGGCAGCAAGGTGCCGATCGCGCTGGAGATCATCGAGAGCGACCTGCTCGATGATGAGTACAACGGTGCAGTGAGCGCCAAGGGCAATGAGTGGCGGATGGGGGTCGAGATCGACCGCTACGGCCGGCCGGTGCAGTATGCGTTCCTGACGCGCCACCCGGGCGACTATTGGTTCGCCGGCAGCCCGGATCGGGAAAACGTGAAGCACGTGTTCCTGCCGGCCAAGGATGTCATCCATCTGTTCATTCCCGAGCGCCCGAATCAGCACCGCGGTGTGCCCTGGTTCGCGCCGGTGATCACCGATGCGCATCAGCTGGCCGGTTACGAGGAGGCCGCGGTGGTGCGGGCCCGCAGCGCAGCATCGCTGATGGGCTTCGTGACATCGCCTGAAGGCGAGCTTGAGGCGGATGACGTTGAGAACGAGCAGCGCATCACCGAGTTCGAGCCCGGGGTGTTCAAGTATCTCGATCCAGGTCAGAGCGTCACGGTGCCCGACATCTCGTCGCCAGATGCGCAGTATGAGGCGTTCGTGCGCGCCAAGACCCGGCGCTTTGCTTCGGGCTTTGGCTGCTCCTACGAAACGCTGAGCCGTGATTTCAGCGAAACCAACTACAGCAGCAGCCGCCTAAGCCTGCTGGAGGATCGCGACCACTGGCGCGTGATGCAGGCGTACCTGATCGAGAATTTCCACATGCGGGTGTTCCGCGAGTGGCTCGACGTGGCCGTGCTGACCGGCGAGCTGGCGCTGCCCGATTACGAGCTGCGCCCCGAGCGCTACGACAGCCCGAAGTGGCTGGCCCGCGGCTGGAGCTGGGTCGACCCGCTCAAGGAAGTCAAGGCCTACCGTGAGATGGAAGCGGCCGGCTACATGACCAAAGCGCAGATCTGCGCGCAGCTGGGCGGCGATTTTGACGAAAACATCCAGCAGCTGGCTCGCGAGAAGAAGTCGATCACCGACGCCGGGGTACAGCTCGACGTTGATATGGCACCGCCGGCGGCCCCTATTCCTCCCGGGGAGCCCGCGGCAGACGGCGGGGAGGCAGATTCTCCTGAACAGCCTCCCCGCCGGGCTGTGAAATCGCGTCGCAAGAAAGCGAGTAAGGTGGAAGAAGTTCAACCCGAGCGTCCAGAAGGGTCGCTTAACTGATGGACGAACCCAAGGAACAACCTACCGATACCGAGGAGCGTGCAATGCACGATCTGACGGAAGAGCAAGTTGCTGCAATCGGCGAGACTGTTGCCGAGGTCGTGGCTGAGCATATGGCTGAGGCTGTCGAGGATGTAGTCGAGGCACTGTCTGGCGAAGAGTCAGAGGATGATGTCGATGAACGCGAAGCGGCCGAAGGTCTGGTGCAACGCGCCGAAGCCGACGCACTCAGCGTTGGTGACTTTGTCCGGTGGAACACCCCTGGCGGCAATGCTCAGGGTCGGATCACCAAGATCGAGCGAGATGGCCGCATCGATGTGCCCAGCAGCAGCTTCGAGATTGTCGGCACCGAAGCCGACCCGGCTGCGCTGATTGCGGTGTACCGCAAAGGCGCCGATGGCTGGGATGAAACTGACGTGATGGCAGGCCATCGATTCAGTGCGCTGACCAAGATTTCGGCCCTCCGCTCACTGGAAGGCAACTATCAGCGCACTGAGGCCACTGTTTTCTCGGAAGTGGAGGATCGGACTTTCGAGTTCCCCTTCTCTAGCGAGTATCCCGTCGCGCGGTACTTCGGGAACGAAGTGCTGAGCCACGACGGTGCGTCCGCTGACCTGAGCCGTCTCAATGACGGTGCGCCGCTCCTCTTCAACCACAACCCTGACAAGGTGGTGGGCGTCGTCGAGCGTGCATGGGTCGACGGCAAGAAGAAGCGTGGCTATGTCAAGGTCCGCTTCTCTCGCAACAGCTTCGCCAAAGAGGTGATGGCTGATGTCAAGGATGGCGTCCTTCGGGGCGTCAGCTTTGGCTACGCCATCAACAAGATGGAGGAGCGTGGCGAGAGCTTCGTAGCGACTGATTGGAGTCCCTACGAAGTATCGGTCGTTAGCATTCCGGCTGACCCCACTGTGGGTGTGGGTCGGTCGCTTGCGATCGATTCTGCGGCCACCGCCGCATCACCAACCCCCGAACCAAAGGTTCTCCAAATGGAAAACACCACCCCTGACGTGGAGGTGATCCGGTCCAAGGCCGCCGAGGCCGAGCGTAGCCGTATCGCCGCCATCACCGCTCTTGGTGACAAGCATGGCCTCAAAGATCTGGCTCGTGAGCTGATCGATGGTGGCCGCTCCGTGGACGAGGCTCGCGCCGCTGTCCTCGACAAACTCGACACCCGCGCCTCCAAAGTGGAACATCGCATCGCTGACGAAAAGGCAGCCGACCTCGGCCTGACCGACAAGGAGACCCGCTCCTATTCCTTCCTTCGCGCCCTCAACTACCTCGCCAACCCCGGCGACAAACAGGCTGCTGAAGCCGCCGCTTTCGAGCGTGAGGTTTCCGAGGCTGCTTCTAAGACCTACGGCAAGCCCGCCAACGGTCTGATGGTGCCCAACGAGGTGCTGCGCCGCGACCTGGCCACCAGCCCCGCCACCGCCGGCGGCAACCTGGTTGCTACCGACCTCCTGGCTGGCTCCTTCATCGAGCTGCTGCGCAACAAGCTGGCCCTGGCTCAGGTGGGCGCCACCGTGCTGAACGGCCTGCAGGGCAACATCGCCATCCCCAAGCAGACCGGTTCCGCCACTGCTTACTGGGTGGGTGAAGGCAACGCTCCTACCGAGTCCGATCCGACTCTGGGTCAGGTGACCATGTCGCCCAAGACCGTGGGCGCGTTCGTCGACTACAGCCGCCGCCTGCTGCTCCAGTCCTCCGTGGACGTTGAGCAAATGGTCCGCAACGACCTGGCTCGCGTGATCGCTCTTGAGATCGACCGCGCTGGCCTGTACGGCTCCGGCAACAGCAACCAGCCCCGCGGCCTGGTGAACACCGTTGGCATCAACACCAAGTCTCTGACCGGCTACGGCACCTTCGCCGAGCTGATCGACATGGAGACCGAAGTCGCCAAGGACAACGCCGACGCCGGCTCGCTGTTCTACCTGATGAACGCTGCCGCCCGCGGCGCTCTGAAGTCCACCGCCAAGTCTGTCTCTGCCGTGGCCGCTGGCTTCGTGTACGAGAACAACGAAGTGAACGGCTACCCCGCCGTGGTGTCCAACCAGCTGGCCTTCGACGACATCGTGTTCGGTGCCTTCGACCAGATGATCATGGGCATGTGGTCCGGTCTCGACCTGACCCTCGATCCCTACGCCGGCGCCACCAGCGGCACCGTGCGCATCATCGCGCTGCAGGACATCGACTTCGCGATCAAGCAGCCCGGCGCCTTCTGCTACGGCACCGGTGCCCTGAGCTGAACATGATCGCTGGGCTGATTCAGGCCAAGCGGAATTACAACCCCTCCCTGGTTTCGACCGGGGAGGGCTTTCTCTTGGCGTACCGGTCTGAGCCGGAAGATTTTAAGGTCAGTGAGATCGTGTTGGCCGAGCTGGATGGGGCACGCAAAGTGCTGCGCAACCAGCGGCTCAAGGTGCCGGGTGTCGAGAAGGGGTGCTCGCTGGAAGATCCGCGGCTCTTCATGTACGGCAGCTGTACGTACATCGCCTTCTCGATTGCCCGCTATGGGCTGGAACAGGGCTGGAAGTGCGTGCAGGCCTATGGCCGGCTGGTGAAGAAGGGCAAGACGTGGAGCTTGGCACAGACGTGGGTGCCGAAGTACGGCGCCAACGACTGGAGCAGCAAGGAAAAGAACTGGACGTTCTTCGAGGCCGAGGGTGCGCTGCGCTGCATCTACGACATGGGCGCGGCCGGGTGGACCGTGCTGGAGCTTGATGGCGACGAGGTGGTGCAGGAGTGGCGCAGCGAGCCGTTGCGCTGGCGTTGGGGCCGCATGAGCGGTGGCACGCCTGCGGTTGACTGGCAGGGGCAGAAGCTGACGATGTTCCACAGCTGGGAGAAGCACCCGCGCCGCAGTCGCCTGTATCACGCCGCATGGCTGGCGTTCGGCGCCACGGCTCCGCACGCACCGACGCTGATGTCTGCGGCACCGGTGATCACGGCGCAGGAAGAGTGGGGTGCGCCAGAAGGCGCGCAGGGCTGGCAGCCACTATGCGCGTTTCCCGGCGGGTTGGAACTGTTCGGGCAGAAGGCGCTGGTGGCCTATGGGCGAAATGATCTCGACTGCGCAATTGAGGCCATTCGGGTCGACCAACTGCGCCGGATTACGACACCAGTGAGCAGCCGGGGCGAGATTCGCCTGCGACTGACGGGGGATGTGATGATTGGCGGCCAGCCCGCCTGGTCGGGGTCTGAAGTTGCAGTGCTGGCAGCCGACGCGGCTAGCCTGATTGCACGAGGCAAGGCGGTAGCACTGTGATCACCGAAGAGCTGGATCTGTTCCTGTCTGATTTCGGAGTGTCGGTGTCGGCCGGCGCGGTGACCGGCGTAGGCATCCTCGACATGCCCAGCCAGATCGTGGCAGATGGCATGGTGCTCACCACCGACTACAGGCTCACAGTAAAGACGGCTGATTTTGGCGGTCTGATTTACGGCAATACGATCACCGTCGATGGCGCCGTGTACACGATCCGCGAGGCGATGAAGGTCGACGACGGCAAGTTCACCGAATTGATGCTGACGAAGTCATGATTTCTCACGCCATCCTTCGCGCCCGCTCTGTCGGCTGTCGCTAATCTGAACCCATGACAAAGCGCGAACAGATCCTCGCCGCTATCCGCACAGCGCTGACCGGCACCACCGGCGTCAGCACCCGGATCTATCGCAGCAGGGTGGAGCCACTGGCAAGACAGGAGAGCCCGGCGATCATCGTCGAGCCGATGAAGGACCGCTGCGAGCAGAACACCAGCCTGCCAACGCTGGACTGGTCGCTGCTGGTTCGCGTGGCCGTGATCGTGCGCGCCAACGTACCGGATCAGGCTGCGGACCCCGTAGTCGAGTCGCTACACGCCAGGCTGATGGCGGATCTGACACTTGGCGGGCTCGCGATCGACATCCAGCCATTCCAAGTAGAGTTTCAAACAGTGGAAGCAGATGTGCCAGCCGGTGTCGTGATGTGCGACTACCTGGTCAAGTACAGAACTTCCGTTGTCAACCTTGGGGCCTGATGATGGCTATCACAATCGACGAATACCATGGTCAGGGAGGCACCTACCTCCTCAACCCCAAAACCGGCAAGAGACAGCTCATCGAGCGGACTGAGCCGGTCGCGACACCCCAACCTGAGGTAACCAGCGATGCCGCTCCTGACTCGCAAACGCCTGATCCTGGCGAAGACTGAATCCACCTACGCAACAGATTCGACGCCGGCAGGCACCGACGCGATCCTGGTGCGCAACTTGGACATCACTCCGATCGAATCCGATCAGGTGTCCCGTGACCTGATCCGCCCCTACTTGGGCAACTCCGAGCAGCTCCTCGGCAACACCCGCGTCAGCATCACCTTCCAGGTGGAGCTGGCCGGCTCCGGCACCGCCGGCACTGCGCCCAAGTACGACGCCCTGCTGAAGGCATGCGGCATGAGCGCGACCATCGTGGCGAGCACGAGCGTGACCTATGCGCCGGTGAGCGCCAGCTTCAGCTCGGCCACCATCTACTTCAACAACGATGGCGTGCTGCACAAGGCCACCGGCTGCCGCGGCTCATTCACGATGAACTGCGAGCTGGGCCAGATCCCGACCATCGACTTCACGATGACCGGCATCTACAACGCCCCGACCGACACCGCGGCCCCGGTGGTGACCTACTCGGCTCAGGCCACCCCCTTGATCTTCAAGGAAGGCAACACCTCGAACTTCAGCCTGCTGAGCTACAGCGGCTGCCTGATGTCGGTGAACTTCGACATCGCCAACGAGGTGGTCTACCGCGAGCTGATTGGCTGCACCAAGCAGGTGATCATCACCAACCGCGCCCCCTCCGGCGAGGCTGTGATCGAGGCCCCGACCATCGCGGCGAAGGACTTCTTCACGGTCGCAAACAGCAACACCACCGGCAGCCTGACGTTCGAGCACGGCACCACGGCCGGCAACATCGTCACCTTCACCGCCCAGAAGGTCGACATCGGCAGCCCCACGTATAGTGACAGCGACGGCATCCAAATGCTGAACCTGCCCTACGTGGCCATCCCCACCAGCGCAGGTAACGACGAGGTTAGCCTCGCCTTCACCTGATCCTTAGGAGCACTCCCTGCATGGCTTTCGTCCGCAAGAAATCGTCCACGTTCAAGTGGCCCGTCACCGTTGAATTTCCCGTCGACGGTGGCTCGTTTGAAAGTGAGTCGTTTGACGCAACTTTCAAGCGCCTTGGGCGTGACGAGTTCAGCAAGCTGGTCGACAAGGGTGACGCCGACCTGGTTCACGCAGTCCTGCAGGACTGGGAAGGCGTCAAGGACGAAGCAGGGAAGGAGATCCCCTTCACCAAAGCAGCGCTCAAGGACATGCTCGACGATCCCTATTTCGCCAAGGGGATTGTGAAAGCGTACCTTGAGACGCTGGAAGGGGCCAAAGCAAAAAACTGAAGGAAGCCGCTCGGTACTGGGCCACGGGCGGCTCCCCCAGCACTGACAAGGCCGAGGAAGACGCTCGTCTCTTCGGCCTTGCTCCATCTGCAGTCTCCGAGGAGGCAGAGGAAGAGCATTTTGAGGTCTGGGACGAAAACTGGGACATTGTCATGATGTTTCTGCGGATGCAGACCCAGTGGAGCGTTGTGATGGGTGGCTACACAGGCTTGAAGTACGAGGTGCTCTTCAAGCTGTGCGACCTATACTCGGTAGAGGACCCGAAGGCCATGCTTGAGGGAATCCAGGTCATGGAATCGACCGCCCTCCAGGAGCTGAACAAGTCAGATGGCTGAGTCGGTCGCAAGGGTAAAGATTCTCGCCCAGATCGAAGGCCTAGAGGGCTTCGACAGGCTCAAGGGTGCGTTTAAGGGGCTGCAGCAGGCGATCGGGCCGGCTGATGCCGAGCTGGAAAAAGCCAGAAAACAGATCCTGGCATTCGGCGAAGCTGGCGCCAGAAGCCAGCAGGTTATCAAGGGCCAGGTTGATGCCCTAAAAGCGCTGCAAGCGCAGGCATCAATCGGCGGCGCTGTCTATAGGCAGCTTGGTAAAGACGTAAAAGCCCTTGGTGGCGCGTATCAAGAAGCGGCGAGTGGCGTAAAGCAATTCACTGATGCGCAGCTAAAAAGCCAGATTGTTGGATCAAAGCCGAGTACATTCGAGAAGCAGATCGGTGCGCTCAAGCGCGGACTGCAAGAACTCAGCGTCTATTCCCGCCAGTACACCGACGCTCTGACCGAGATCCAGCGTCGCCAGATCCCGTTTAACGCTGCGCTTGGCCGGCAGAATGTGATCGCCGGTGCAGCGGCTTACGCGCAAGGCGGCAAGGGTGGGGCAGCATTGCCCGAGCTGCCGAACACCACAGCAGGCCTCAACCAGCGCCTGAGCGAACTGAACGCCGAGTTCGTCAACCTTAGCCGCGGCGGCACCGACTGGATCCGGGTGTCGCGTGAAATCGCCAACGTCCAGCGGCGGCTGAATCAAGAATTCTCAAACCCTGCAGTTGAGGCCGCTCGTCGCCGCCTTGAGCAGAGCCGCAATACCGGCAGCGGGTTCCTGGCATTCTCCAGCGGCCTTGAAGACCGAATCGCGGTCCAGAAATCGATCGCCCGCAACCAGGCTCGCCAGCCCGGCCCGCTTTACGACGCGCCGATCGGTCCGCCGGAGCCCAGCGCCCTTTTCCGCAGCATTGGCGGCATCAGCAACCAGATTGCAGCCAACCAGCTGCAGCTCATGGGGCGCAGCTACGAAGAGGTAGCTCAAAGCATCCGCCGGACATCGATGGCGTCTGATGGCAGCGTGAGCAGCCTGCAGCAGCAGCGTGCGGCATGGGAGCAGCTCCGCGCCACGATCAGCCCGCTCGACAAGGAATACGCGCAGATCGAGCGCGAGGCTCGCAAGGCGGTCAGCACGATCGACAGTCAGATCGGGCGGCGACAGGGCGGCAATCGCGGCGGCGCTGCGCAAATCGGGCAAGGCGCTGGTGCGCTCGCTGCGTCGGGCATCTTCGGCGGGCCCGAGGGCTTCCTCGGCAGCTTGGGCGGATCCCTGATTGGCGCTGCAGTTGGCGGCCCCGCCGGCTTTGCCACGGGGGCATTCCTCGGCGGATCCGTGGGCGCCTATGGCGGCATGGGCCGTCAGGCGCTGGGCGGCTTTGCTGACTACGCCGCGCAGCTTGAGAAGCAGCGCATCGCCCTTGAAGGCGTTGCCGGCAGCGCAGCTGAATACCAGCGGGCACTGCAGGCGGCACAGAGCATCTCCAACCAGTTCAACGTGCCGATCGGCGAGACCACGCAAAGCATGACGCAGCTGAGCGCTGCAGTCATCGGTGCTGGCGGCAAGGTCAACGACGCCGAGCTGGTGTTCCGCAACATCACCACGGCCATTAAGGCCACCGGTGGCGGCGCCGAGCAGGTGCAGGGCGCCCTGACCGCTATGGCGCAGATCTTCTCGAAGGGCAAGGTCTCGGCAGAAGAGCTGCAGGGCCAGTTGGGCGAGCGCTTGCCTGGCGCTGTCACAGCATTCGCCGAGGCCACCGGACGCACCCTGCCCCAGCTCCAGAAGGATCTTGAGCAAGGCACTGTCGGCCTGAACGACGTGATGAAATTCGTGATCTCCCTTGGAGATCGCTACACCGAAACGGCCAAGAAGATTGCCACGTCTGACGCTGATGCTGGCCAGCGTTTCCAGAAAACACTGGCAGACTTCCGCGCAGCCATCGGCAAAGAGCTCGTACCAATCGGCGCCGAACTGCAGAACGCATTCTCCGACTTCCTCAAGAGCATTACGCCCGGCGTAATTGAAGCGGCCAAGGGGCTGGCCGGGGCGATTAAGGCCATCGTTGAAAATGCCGGTGCGATTGCAAATCTGGTTAAGTTTGCCGCCCAGATGGGCGCGATTTCGCTGGCGATCAAGGCATTCATTGCGCTGAGGCCAGCGGTTTCGGCAATGTTTGCCATTATTCAGCTGGGCAGCACGCAGACTGCAATCGCGGCAGCGATGGCAACGCCAAAGGTTGTGGCGCTGGGCGCGGCGCTCAGGTCGCTGACTGTGCTTGGGATCATCACCGTTGGCGTCAACGTCATTGTCAAGGGCCTTGATCAGGTTCGCCGAGTCCGCGAAGAGCTCAAGTCGCTTCGCGAATACAATCCAAACCAAACTTTTGCTGGAGCAACGCGCGAAACCGTTCAGGGTGCTGTCGGCCAGGCCCGCACCGACCTGAGCAAATTCCGCGACGAACTGAAAAGCCTGAACGCCGGATCATGGAAAACGATGATCCCTGGCGCCACGCTATTTGGCGCCGGCCCTGGTGACTATCAAGCGCAGAAAAAACTGCTTGAGACTCGCATCGCCCGCGCGCAGAAAACAATCGACAGTCTTGATCCACTTAAGTTCCCCACTGAATTAGAGGTCCAGCGCGACCAGCTCAAAAGGCTGCAGCAAGAGCTCACCAAGTTCGATGACCCTGCCGGCAAGGAAGGCGGCGCCGACAAGGCCGCCGAAAAGGCACGCGAGGATGCCGAACGCCTCGCCGCCGAGCAGCAGCGCCTCGACGAAGCCACTGCGAGGGCCCAAGTCGAGCAGGCCCGAACAGTCTTCAATAACCAAATTGAGCTGGTCAAAAGGCGCTACGACTACGAAGACGAGCGCATGCGGCTGCAGGCAGATATTCGGGCCGGCGCGCTGGAGGGCGAGCGTGCCGAAGTGCGCCGCGCCGCCAACGAGTTCTCTGCGCGCATCGACGCGATTCGCCGTCAATTGCGCGAGACAACGCTCGGCGTTGCCGTTGCCGAGCGGACTGCGCAATTCAACGCCCAGATGGAGGCCGTCACCTCGCAGGGGCTGGGAAGTGCTTCCGGCAGTGGCGGTGGGTCCGTGACCGGCCGCTACATCCAAGGCGGCATCGGGCCGCGGGGTGCCAACCAGTACGGCCCGCACTTCGACATCAAGCGCAGCGACGGTGGCTATTACGCCCGAAATGCACTCGATGCCTACGTCCAGGTGAACGGAAGGCCGCTGTCCAGCGGTGTGACGGTGCCGGGCGGAGAGTACGGCGCCCCTCGCAGCTACGGCGGACACGCTGGTCGAGATTATGCGTTTGGCGCTGGAGCGGCGCTAACCCTCGCCGGTGGTGCCAAATGGATGGGCAGCACCCCGGGCTCCTTCGGCGACGCCGCTGCGTTTATGACGCCTGACGGTAAAGTGTATAAAATTATCCACGGCAAGTTTGAGGGCGGCGCGACCAACAGCGCTCCTACTGGTGTAGCTGCTCAGAGCCGCCGCAACGTCGCCGCACAAGGCAAGCTCGGAAGCGCCAACGCGGAAGTGCAGCAGGCCAATGCTCTGCTTGACATGAGCGCTGATCAGTCGAAATTCCTGATCAGCCGAGAGGCAATCAGGTACGCACAAGATCAGACTCAAGGCTTGCGCAATGAAGCAAGAGCGATGGAGGACACCAATGCGCTGCTTAGAGAGCGGGTGAAGCTTGAACAGGAGGGGATGCGCCCTGAGCTGATCGAGGCTCGCATGAATATCGAAAAGATCGAAATGCGGCGCCGCGATCGCGAAGCTGAGCTAAATAATTTAATCAGTGAAAACAAAGACGATCCACAAAAAGCGGCCGCTTACACGTTAGAGCTTGAGCTGATGAACAGCGCGCTTGACCGCCAAGTAGCGGCCGAGAATGCACGCGCTCAAGCCCTGACGAATTCCGGCGTAGCACTGGCCAACTACATCGGCCAGATGAAGCTGCAGCTTGCCGAGCTGACAAACATCGAAAATTACATCATCAGCATGGCTCAGACGATCGAGAGCAGTCTCGGCACAGCAATCGGCAGCGCAGTAAGCAATCTTGTCACCGGTGCTCAGAGCATCAAGCAGACTCTCTCTGACATGTTCAAGTCCATTGGTGATGCGTTCATCAAAATGGCCGCGGACATTATCGCCAAGCAGCTGATCATCGTTGCGCTGAACAGCATCGCCAGGGTCTTCGGTGGAGGTGGTGGAGGTGGCCTAGGCGGTGTCAGCACTGCAGGCGTTCCCTCTTATGCCCTGCTTTCTGGTGGAGGCTTTGCATCTGGCTTCAGCTTTGCCAACGGTGGCGTCATGGCCACCGGCGGCCCGGTTCCGCTGAACCGCTACGCCACGGGCGGGGTCGCCAAAGCCCCGCAGCTGGCCATGTTTGGCGAGCGCGGCCCCGAGGCCTATGTGCCGCTACCGGACGGCCGTTCGATCCCGGTGAAGATGAAGCAGCGTGACGACGCGCTGAACCGCTACCGGCCGATCGGCGCCAACGGCACCGTCACTGAAGACGGCAAGATGGCCAGCGCAGCTGCAGGCGACCCCGGCTCCGCTGGCGGCGGCCCGATCGATGTCCGCTACACCGTCGAGCGCATCAACAATGTGGAATACGTGACGGCCGATCAATTCCAGCAAGGCATGAGGCAGGCTGCACTGGAAGGAGCTCGCCAAGGTGAGCGCCAAACGCTGCGTCGCCTGCAGCAGTCGCCCAGCACCCGCAGGAAGGTTGGCGTATGAGCATTGAACTTGCGATCGGCAACTACCTCACGCTGGCCGGCACCAACGTGACCTACCGATTCCAGAATTTCCACATCGCGCAGTCGGCCACATTTGAGGGGCAGTCCTATCAGTTCCTGCCGTTCGGCTTCTCTGGCGTCACGATCAACCGCAACGGCGACAACACCGAAGCCTCGCTGGTCTTCCCGAACAACGACCTCAGCCGGGCCTGGGCCGTGTCGGCGCTTGAGCAACGGTGGATGGCCACGGTGTACGTGATGGCCCTGAATCCTGACGACCGCACCACCGGCACCCGGATGCACCAATACGTCGGCCAAGTGGCGCAGGGATCATGGGATGAGGCATCGCTCAGCCTGACGCTGAACACAGTGCTCGACGCGGTGGGCGCTGACGCTCCCATGCGCCGACTGACGCAGCAGCTCATCGGATCGTTGCCGGTGACCAGCAATGTGCGACTGCAGTGACCTGGTCGGGCTTAAATATCGCCGCGGCGCGGATGGCAGCGACGGCGAGATCGACTGCATCCACCTGGTGTACGTGGTGCTCGATCGGCTGGGGATCCCTGCCCCGCCTTTCAAGCCCGACTGGTATCAGGCCGGCTGGCGCGAAATCACTCGCGATCTTTTTGGCTGGGGCCGCAGAGTTCCTGAGCCTAGGTACGATGGTGATGTGCTTCTGTTTCGGCAGGACACGCAGGCATTCGGTGTGACATGGCAGAGCGGAATCCTCTACATCAACCGACAGCTGGAGCAGGTGGCCTGGTGCCCACTGTCAAGCGTCACCGACTGCCACTGCTTCCGTTCGAGCGCGAGCTCATTGCGCACGCTGGACTGACTGAGGATGAGTACCGGTTCTTCGTCAGCGAGGCGGTAAAGCGAGCCAAGCCGCGTCCGGCTGGTTACGAGCACATCCCCGATGTGCGGATGGACCCCGGCACAATCGCCATCATCAGCCTGGTGATTGGCATTGCCAGCACGGCTGCCAGCATTCTGCTGATCCCTAAGCCAAAGGGTATCGCCGCCGATCAGGGCACCCGCCAAAAGCAACTGGCCAACCGCGAGGGCCTGCAAGCCTTTGCGCCCACCACAGGCTTCGACACGCAGGCCCAGCTTGCCACCTACGGCGAACCGATTCCGATCCTGTTCGGCCGCTACACCGGCACCACGGGCGGGATGCTGTTCTCCCCCAAGCTGGTCTGGTCCCGCGCTTTCAGCTACGGCAAGCAGCAAGGCGCCAAGCTAATGTTCGTGGTCGGCGAGCAGGGCGTCGGCACCGCCGGCATCGACAAGCCAGACCTTGCCGGCATCTTCCTCGGCAACACGCCGCTGGATGCCGCCTTCGAGCACACCTACGCCTTCTATTGGAAGAGCGGCAGCTTCAACGGCACGTCACGGATCAAGGGCAGCAACCTGCGCTACGGCACCCGCGCCACCAACGACAGCGGCGACCCCGAGAAGGCGGACGACGTGCTGGAGGTGGGTACGCGGCCAGGCGCCAATGCCTTTGCTTTCTGCAACGCGTTCTCCTTAAGCTCCAATGTCGAGTTTGGAGTCTATGCGCCGATTTACAACGGCACTGACTACCGGGTGAATTGGCGTCTGGTTGGCATCCCGAGAGTCCCAGACACGGCCGACGATCCAAACGGGCAGATGTGCATTGACCGGGTAAAGATTGCCGGCAGCTACGGTTACAGCTTTGCGTCTCAGGCCGACCGCGAGCTGATCAAGCAGCAAGGCCAAAGGGGCATAGGCCGCGGCTACAGCCGCAAGATGGGCATCATCAAGCACAACAGCTACTTCATCCCATCGGGTGGCCCTGAAACTGAAACGCGTTATGTCGCGGTGAACGATACCTGCGTCTTTACGATCTACCCGGACCGGATCCCAAAAACCTACTATCACACGACCAACGCCAAGAATACGCAGGTCGATGACATCAACAGCGAAATCGACAGCCAGTGCGCGGCGGTCGATGGTCAACTGCAGCTAGGTGAAACCTTCCAAATTGGCTACACGATGTGGAAGGTGGTCAGCCGACTGTTGCCGATTTGGCAAAAGGGCCAGACGCAAGAGATCACGCTTCGCTGCATTGAAATCCTGGGAACATCCGACAAGCGTCGTCAGATCGGCCTCATTCGCCGCGATCTGCTGCGCCGCGACATTTGGGAAGATGATCGGACTATAGCTCCGATTGCCTACTACCCATTAACGCAGGTTCAGTTTGCGACAGTGCGCAATACGCGTGCTTGCGACGTTACCGAAATCGGCATCAAGTCGCAGGTCTGGAATCGCGCCAACGGCTTGTGCAACTTTGCCACGCTGCCGTCTCCTGACGAGTTCCGCAAGGCGGAGCAAGACCGCATGGCGCTGACTAGCGGCACCATGTCGCTCTACTTCAAGCGCACGTCCTGCTTTGCCCTGCAGATAAAGATTGCAGGCACCGGGCTGGACGGTGCTGACAACCCGTGGGAGCACCTCGAAAACCTTTGCGTAACGGGAGAAGCTCCAACCGACATCTACAACCAGATCCGCATTGTTCACCCAACGCAGCGGCAATTTGAGTTTCGGCTTGTCCCGCGCTCTGGCGCTGATGTGGTGCGCCACATGGCCGCGACCGATTACATGTGGCAGCTGGATGCCCGCTACTCGGCAAGCGGCCAGTCGCTGCTCTCCCAAACCTATGCCACTCGCTACGGCAACATCACACTGCAGGCGTCCGCCAAGCTCGTGTCAGCAAGTGATGTCGAGTTCAATGAAGAGATGGCAACCCTGAATCAGAACGGCGCTGGCTACGCGCGCGTCTTTGAAAGCAGCAGTCAACTGGCCGATGTCAGCTTCTATGGCAACCTGCTCAACAAGAGCAACGAAAGCGCGCCTGAGCACGCGGTCAGCTATGTGAACGAAATCATCATCAATCCGACGACGCCCGACTACGACAACCTAGTCACGTCCTGTTTGGCGCTCAAGGCATCCCGCACCTACGCATCACTGGATCAGATCCGCATCTGGAAGGACGATGGAATACCCGTCACGCGCTTTCACCCTACAGAAGCCGGCACGATTGGCCCCAGCAACCTGCTTTGTGATTTGGTCTACTACCTGCTGACTGACCGCACCGCAGGAGCAGGCACGATCATCTCTCCGTCTCAGATCAAAACAAGCGATTTCGCGTCAACCGCGCAGTTCTTGCGCACCAACAGCCTGTTCTTTGACGGCGCCATTGCAGAGCCAACCAACATTCGCGACTTCATCACCCAGATCGCGCCATTCTTTCTCTGCAACTTCGTGGTAGCTGATGGGCTGTTTAGCCTTGTGCCGGCGCTGCCGACCGCATCTGGTGGTGCGATCAGCACAGCAGCGGTGCCTATCAGTGCGCTGTTCACCAGCGGCAACATCGTGGAGGAGTCATTCTCAATCGACTACCTCGGCAGCGAGGAACGCGAGAGCATCCAGGCCGTGATGCGTTACCGCCAGGGCGCCAAGAATCAGTTGCCTGAGGAGAAGACGCTCACCGTGCGCTGGAACGAGGCGGGCTCCACCGCTCACAAGGTCGAGTCCTTCGACCTGACGCAATATTGCACCAGCCGGGGCCATGCGCTGCTGGCTGCCAAGTTCCTGCTGTCGGTGCGCCGGCGCATCACTCACACGGTCAAGTTCAAGACCAGCCCCTACGGCCTCAATCTGGCGCCGGGCAACTTCATTCGAGTGGTAACGCAGGCGAACCCGTACAGCGGCGCCAACAATGGCGTGATTGGCGACGACGGGGTTCTCACCTCCATCAGCCCGCTGGCCAATGGCACCTACGACATCATCTACTACAGGCCACCGGCAACATCGGTGGCCACCGGCACGCTAACGGTCAGCAACGGAGCCACCAACCAGTCTGCACTGTTCGGCAGCGTGTTCACCGTGACCACCGCCACCACCAGCAGCAACGTCTACCAGATCGAGCAGCTGTCGCTCGACGAGGATGGCATGGTTGAGATCGCGGCCAGCGAGTTCCCCACTGACAGCAGCTACCGTAGCCTCATCGCCCTTGATGCGGTCTCGACCACAGCGTTTACCACGGAGGGCTGACGATGCCATTCCCCGCCCTACGCCCAACTTCCCGGTCGTTCAATGCCGGCGACTATCCGATCCGCACGTTTCGGTCGCAGTCGGGCGTTGAAACTCGCATTCTTTACGGCAGTCGTCGCACCGGCGCTGAGCTGTCTTTGTCCTACGAGAACATCCTCGACACTCAGGCCAACGATTTCGTGCAGCACTACGAGGAAGTGCGAGGCACCTTTGGCACGTTCGACATCAATGCAGACACTCGCGCTGGCTGGGAATCCGTAAATTTCAACACCGGAGCCGGCAATTCCTGGCGTTATGCCGGACCCCCGGAGGTCAGCAACGTAAGACCAGGCCGCAGCACTGTGCAGGTGTCGCTGGTCGCTGTTCTCTAAACTGACGGAAGGAGGCTCATCATGGCAAAGGTCTACACCGGGCGCGATGGCAAACTTTTGCTAGCTGGTGCCGAGCTGGTCAAGGTGACCAGTTGGAGCATCCAAGCGGATGTTGAGATGCTGGAGTCCACCACGCTGGGCGATAACCAGCGTTCATTCGTTCCAGGTGTGCAAAGCTTTGCGGGCACGGCGGCTCTGATTTATTACAAAGCGGACAGCGGCAATATCGACGCTGGCACGCTGCTTCGCAAGCTCGTCAAGACTGGCACGGGCGGCGTCACGACCGCTGACACAGTGAGTCTGACGCTGCGGCTGGCCGATGGCAGCGACCTAAACGACATCGGCCTCACGGCCTACATCAACAGCGTATCGATCGGCGCATCGGTGGGTGAAATCGTCTCGGCGCAGATCTCCTTCCAGGCCACCGGCGCACTCACAGCAGCGAGTATCTAATGGCTGTCTATCTCGGCACCTTTGGCAGGCTGATCCTGCAGCGCAAGTCCGACCAAGGCTTCGTGGAATCGGTCGTTAATCCATCGGATGTGAACGCGGCCAAGAAGCGGTTTTCGTTTGATTTCGACAGCGGCTTCCTGATCACCGGCGACCAGGTCGAAATCACAAGCACAAATGACGCCACTCTTGATTGGGTCAGTACAGCGGGCTGGGTAAGCGGTACGAAGCAGTCAAACGGCAAGTGGTACGTGAATGTCGATGAGCTTGGCGGAATCAGGCTGTACTCCAGTTTCGCTAATGCCGTAAACGGCGGTAGCGTCAACGCCATCGCGCTTGATAGCATCGTCACCAACATCCCGATCCGGGTTGTGATCGCAAATGCGCAGCAGCGGATCCTCGGATCAATTACAGGTTACGAGCTGAGCACTCAGCGCGAGGCGGTTGATGTCACGGCACTGTCAGACCAGTTCAGGTCGCAGTGGTCGTCGCTGATGTCAGGCTCTGGCCGAGTGAGCTGCCAGTGGGACTACAAGGACTGCTGCGGGAACGGCGAATATGAGACAGCGCAATACCTGCTGCAGCTCGCATTAAGAACAGAAGTCGGAAGTGAGTTCAGGGCTCAACTGTTTCTCAAGACCGATGAATACAACCCATCTGGCGTGCCCGAGCAGGCCAACGACCAGATCTGGTACGACATCAATGGAGTGCTGACCAATTCCGCAATCCAATTCACCCCCGGCACTATCGTCGAGATGAGTGCCGAATTCATCACGACCGGGCCGATCAGGCTGCGGGTCTTCACCGAAAGTGACGGCAAGATCCTCCAGGAGGCAGGCGACGACATCCGTCTCGATCAAGACGCGACTGCTAGCCTGCTTCAAGAAGGCTGATGGGTAACTCGCTGAGCTGACATGGCCGATCTAAAGATTTCAGAACTTGCGGCCCTGGCCGGCGTTGACCTCGCTGGCAGCGACCTGCTGGCTGTCGTCGACATCTCGGGGAGCGAGACCAAGAGAATCACGGTTCAAGACGCCATCGGATACGGCGTCACCCTGATCGCTGACGCCACCATCCCCGAAAGCAAGATTCTGTTCAACAGCGGCAGCGTGTCGGGCGGCGCGATTGCCAGCGGTAGCATCGGCACCACGCAGCTGGCGAATGATGCAGTCACCGCCGCCAAGCTCGGTAACGAGTCCACGGTGGATCTGGTCACCGTGCTGCCAGCATCCGGTGCCTACGTCGGCCAACTCGCCCTCGACACCGATGATCTGAAGGTCTACTGCTGGGACGGCAGCGCCTGGCAAAGCTTCAAGGCCGCCGGCTCGATCAACGCGATTGCGGGCGACGCAAGCGGCATCGTCAACATCAACGTGACGACCACCGGCGACTCGGTGGCGATCACGGCAACACTGGATGCCACCGGCGCTGCCAATCAGTTCCTCGCAGGCCCCACCGGCGCTGGTGGAGCACCGAGCTACCGGACGATCGACCCCACCGACCTGCCGACCGCCACCACCACCACGAAGGGTGCGGTGGTCGTGAACGGCGAGGGCCTGCGCATGGATGGCAGCGTTGTCGAGGTGGACAACGATGTCACCGCGAGCCTCTCCGATTACAAGGTCGTCAACTTCAACGCCAAAGGCCTGGTGACGGGCGGGCGGGCCATCCAAGGCTCAGATCTGCCAGCAGCCACCGCCAGCGTGAACGGCGTGGTGCATCCCGGCACCGGCTTGGCAGTCACCGGCGCTGGCGTGCTGAACCACTCCAACAGCGTCACGGCGGCCACCAACACCAAGATCACCTACGACGCGCAGGGCCACGTCACGGGCGGGGCGTCACTGGATGCCACCGACATTCCCAACCTGGCAGCCAGCAAGATCACCTCTGGCACGCTGGACATCGCGTTGATCGGCAACAACGCCATCACCGGCGCCAAGCTGGCCAACTCAGCCACGGTGAAGTTCGGTGGTGCTGGCTCGACTGCCGGCGTCGTCACCTTCCCGAGCCCGGACTTCCAGGGGCAGTATTTCTTCGACGCGCTGAACGGCGACCTGTACCTCTACGACGGGTCGGCTTGGCAGCCGATCACCATCACCGCTGGTGAACTGATCTATGGCGGCACCTACGACGCCAGCACCAACAAGGTGAAGTCGGTCACGCAGGCCGGCACTGCCGCAGGTCTGGTGGCCAATGCCTCGCTGCCGAACGCTTCCAACGGCAACCTGCGCTATTACCTCGTCGTCTCCGACAGCGGCACCGGCGTGGCACCGGCCCCGGCCGTATCGCTTGCCCCGCCAGACATGATCGTCTCAGGCGGCACCAGCTGGGAGCTGATCGACGTTTCGTCTGCTATCGCCGGCCAGGCGGCCTCAAACATCAGCTTCACGCCCTACGGCAACATCGCTGCCACCAACGCCCAGACGGCGCTGCAGGAGCTGGACGACGAGAAGCTGGCCAAGGCTGGCGGCACCGTCACCGGCGAGCTGCTGATCGGCACCACGGGATCGTTGGCGTTCGAGGGCAGTACGGCCAATGCCTACGAGACCTACTTGGCGGTGGTGGATCCAACCGCCGACCGCACCATCACCTTCCCGGATGCCACCGGCACGGTGATCACCACCGGCGACACCGGCACGGTCACCAGCACGATGCTGGCCGGCAGCATCGCCGACTCCAAGCTGAGCACCATCAGCACCGCCGGCAAGGTGGCCAACAGCGCCACCACCGCGACCGATGCCAACACGGCCTCAACGATCGTGGCCCGCGACGGCAGCGGCAACTTTTCGGCTGGCACGATCACGGCCACCTTCAACGGCACCACGTTCCTCGGCACCACGTCGCTGTCGCTGAACCGCAGCTCGGCCAACCAAGCGCTCACCGGCATCAGCAGCGTGGCGCTGCCGGGCTCCACCAGCGGCACCATCACCATCCAGCCGGCGGCCGTGGCCGGCACCAACACGATCACCTTCCCGGCAGCGACCGGCACCGTGGTGACGACGGGTGACACCGGCACCGTCACGAGCACGATGATCGCGGACGGCGCCATCGTGAACGCCGATGTGAACGCCTCAGCTGCGATCGCCTACAGCAAGCTGGCGCTCACGGGCAGCATCGTCAACGCCGACATCAACGCATCGGCCGCCATCGCCGACAGCAAGCTGGCGACGATCAGCACCGCCGGCAAGGTCAGCGGCAGCGCCATCACCTCCGGCACCATCGCCGGCAGCACGGCGATCGGCACCAGCGGCAACATCGCCACCACGGGTGCGTTGGCCGTGGGCCAATCGAGCGCGGCAGCCAACACCGATCTCGACGTGGCCGGCACCTACGCCCAGACGGTGGTAGCCGTCTCGGCGCTGGATATCGACTGCAGCACCGGCAACTACTTCACCAAGACGATCAACGGCGCCTCGACCTTCACGGTGAGCAATGTTCCGGCCAGCCGGGCCTACAGCTTCACCCTGGAGCTGACGCACACTAGCGGCACGATCACATGGTTCTCTGGTGTGGAGTGGCCCGGTGGCACGGCGCCGACACTCACCACCGGCAAGACGCACCTGTTCCTGTTCGTCACTGATGACGGCGGCACCCGCTGGCGTGCATCCAGCCTGATCAACTACACCAACTGATGGACCCGACCACCCGAGCACTGATGATGGGCGCTGCTGCTGGTGGAGCGGCGCCCATCGAGTTTGTGGCTTCAGCGCAGGCGACGACAAGCAGTACCTCCACCCTGACCATCAGCAAGCCCACTGGAACGCAGTCCGGTGACTTGATGGTCGCGATTATGGCGGCTGACAGTAATAGAACATGGACAGGCGATACGGGGTGGACCGAAGTCATAGACCAGGGCGTTATCCCATGCCTGCGAGTCGCGTACCTTGTCGCAGGGGCGAGCGAGCCCTCAAGTTATGCCTTCACCTCAAGTGGTAACGCCAGGATTACTGGCGTCATCGCCACGTTCAGGAACGCCGCTTACGATGTTGTTGGCAGTATTTCAACAACGCACTCCAGCAGCACTCAAACCGCACCTGCAATTACGCTGTCTCAAAGCGGCGGGGCAGTCATCGCCTTCTTTGCCTGCGACAACACAGGCCGATTGTGGACCAATCCGACATCAGGGCTGATTGCAACTGCAAACAAAAGCGACAGCGCCACGCCGTCGTGGGCGTTATACCGGGAGCTGAACCTATCAGCAGGCAGTACCGGCACACGATCCGCGACCGCGAACGGGGGCGTGTCATCCCCCGCTGCAATTCTTGTCGGCATCAAGCCTGCCTGATTTAAGGTGACCCAATGAGCTACCTGAACACCACCACCGGCGCCTATCCGCTCTCCGCAGCAGATGTCCGCGCCGCTTTCTCTGACACCAGTTTTCCCTCGGATGTGGCTGGTTTTGAAGCCTGTCTGCCCGATCTCGGCTATGCCGTGGTGCTGCCGACGATCCAGCCGGTGATCGACCACACCCAGAACCTGAGCGAAGGCGCTCCTGCGAAGACCCGCTCGGGCTACGAGCAGGTCTGGGTCGTCACCGATGCCACGCCGGCCGAGATCGCTGAACGCACCGACGCCCAGGCCGCCAGCGTGCGTCAAGAGCGCAACCAGCGCCTTGCCGATTGTGACTGGACGCAGCTCCCCGATGCACCCGTAGACACGGCCGACTGGGCCGCCTACCGCCAGCTGCTGCGTGATGTCACCAGCCAGTCTGGTTTCCCCTGGCAGGTCACCTGGCCTGAGGAACCCTGATGGCAGTTCGCAGCAAGACCGGCACCGCTCGCGTCGAGCACAATCCCGGTCCGCCCAAGACCACCAGCCAAGGGTTCGGCCAGCGCAGTCGCCCGCGGCGCCGCGGCAAGAAGCCCCTCAGAGGGCAAGGTCGGTAATGGATTCCGCCGAACGGGAGAACTGGCGCAAAGTCAAGGAAGCTCTTGAGAAGGCGGGAAAAACCGACAACCACTACTACAGGCGGGCTGTTGCTATCTGCCAGGGCAAGGGCGATCCTTTTGACCACGAACTGCCTCGGTAGGATCGTTCAGTCGAAGGAAGCCCTCCATGGAGCCGCAGGTGTCGCACAATGACATCTACCGAGAGCTCGGTGAGCTCAAGGGCATGATGTCTGCCCTGATCCTTCGTACCGAAAAGGACGACGACGACAAGAAGGACATTTTCAAACGCATCGGCACACTGGAAACCCGCATGGGTCAGGTGGTGCTGGCCGCAGTGATCGCCAGCCTTGTTTTGCCGCCCATCGCTTCGTTCGTCGGACAGCACTTTCAGCTAAATCTTCGACCCACCGCGGCTGTGATCAGCAAGCAGGGCTAATCTTGGAGAACACACCATGGGCTTAGGCATGGACCCCACTACCGCTGCAATCGTCGCGATCGCCATCGCTGCGCTGTCTGAGGCAATTGCACTCAGCCCTCTGCGCGCCAACAGCATCATCCAGCTGGTCCTGCAGTTCCTGCGGCTCGCTTTCCCAAAACGCTGACGATCGGGCCGCGGCTCGATCGCGCCATTGAGGACTGGCACGCCACTCAGCCACCAAGCACTCCCGCTCCGGTGATCGAGCATCACCCGATCGACCCTGACCTGCAGACCGGCGACAGCCGGCTGCTTGGTGGCGCCATGGAAATCAAAGCCCCCTGGAGGCGAGATTGAGCAACACCGCACCGATCACCCTTGAGCAGCTGTTCCGCTTCTACCGCGGCCTGCCCCACCAGCTGGCCGCCATCGCCGAGCTGGAGGCCGATCTGCGCGAGAACGGCTACGAGGACGCCATGCGGCGTGATCGGCCGTGGTTCAACACTTGGAGCCAGGACGGCAAGCAAGCTGATCTGTCGGCCGGGCTGGCGCTGATCAAGGAGTTCGAGGGCTGCCACCTTGAGGCATACGCAGACCCACTGCATGGCTGGAAGGTCGCCACGATCGGCTACGGCACCACCCGCTACGGCGATGGCCGGCCGGTGAAGCAGGGCGACAAGATCAACGCCATCGAAGCCGACATGCTGTTGCGGCTTGAGATGGACCGCATCTGTCAGAAACTCGCACAGACCATCCCGGCCTGGAAGGAGCTCGGCGATAACCAGAAGTCGGCGCTGATCAGCTTCGCGTACAACCTCGGCTCCGGCTTCTATGGCACCGAGGGCTTTGCCACCATCAGCAAGGCGCTGCGCGAGAAGCGCTGGAAGGACGTACCCGGCGCCATGATGCTCTACCGCAATCCGGGTTCATCGGTGGAGGCCGGCCTGAAGCGGCGGCGCAAGGCTGAAGGTGATCTCTGGCTCAAGGACATGCCCGAAATGCCCGGCCTTGAGACGTTCGATGCGATCCAGCTGGCCGTCCCCTACTTCAGCCAGCGCGACAACAAGTCGGGCCAAGGCTATCGCGAGTGCTTCAGTTCGAGCATGGCCATGATCGCGGCCTTCCACGGCAAGGTGAAATCAGACGACGAATACAACGCCATCCGCGCCCAGTACGGCGACACCACCGAGCCCACGGCGCAGATCAAGACTCTGCAGGCACTGGGCTTGAAGCCGCAGTTCATCCAGAGCTGCACCGTTGCAATGCTGGAGCGCGAGCTGCGCGCCGGCCGGCCCGTTGGTGTGGGCTGGCTGCACAAGGGCCCAGCAGCGGCCCCCAGCGGCGGCGGGCACTGGAGCGTGGCGATCGGGTTCAACACCACCAGCATCATCCACAACGACCCCTACGGCGAGTGCGACCTGGTCAATGGCGACTACGTCAACAGCAAGGGCGCCGGTGTGGTCTACAGCCGGAAGAACTGGTTGCGGCGCTGGGAGGTCGAAGGCCCAGGCTCCGGCTGGGCAATGCTGGTCTCAAAGTGACTTCGGGGTGGGCTGAGCGCCCACCTCCAGTTCAGTCCACGCCACGCGGCACCGGCGCAGGCGGGGAGTACGGTTCAGTGGCCAGCCGAAACACCTCCTGCAGCGTCACCACGGCAGTGCGCAGTAGATCGGCGTCTTGATCTACCGAATAGATGCCAGCAGGCAGATCGCGCAGCTCATTCAGATAGGCATCACTCCCCTCGCGTGCCAACACTCCCGCGAGGAATGAGCGCAGAGATTCTGCTGACTGCTGCAAGTTCATTAGCTTTAACCGGTAGTCCCTAGCGTCCTGCTGCACCTGGTAGGCACGGCGCTCGGCCTGGATCTGCGCCTCTGACACCCTCGCCGGTGCAACGCGCGCTGGACCGCCTAGCGCTGCCTCCTGCTGCCGCTTGACGCTGGCAGGCGCAGCCCCCACCGTCAGCGCCGGTTGCCGGGCTGCCTCCAGGTCGCGCTCCTCACGCGCCCTCAAGCGCTTCAGGCCTTCGCGCTCTCGAAGATACTGTTCCGATACAGGCTTGCTGGGCGGCACCAATTCACCCTTGCGGATGCGCTTTTCTGGCGGAATCGTCTCCCAAGCCGCTTCCCATGCTGCGATCACTTCGGCTTGATCGGCGGTGAAGGGAGGCTCCATCTCAAAGCTGGTCTGATTGCCGGCTTGATCCAGGGATGGTGGCTGCCAGTCATCAACGCGCCGCATCAGGCTGGCGTAGGGACGCAGCTGACTGACGCTGGTGGGCAACGGCAGAGGCAGATGGCTACGATCCGCACGGCGCTGGTTTTCATCTGCAAAACAAGAATAAAGAACCGACCACATAATTAGCGCATTAGCCGTATCGCTTGGGATTGGAGAATCACTGCCACCCAGACGAAAGCCTCGGCGCTTCAGCCATTCAGGCCAGCCACGTGCCTTGTCTTGCTCGGACCAAACCGTGTCGCGGGTAAAGTCCCCACTCCATTTCATGCGGCTCAACTCGGCACCAAGCAACAGGTTGGAGCGCCACTCCAGATCGATGAGAAGCTCAATGTTGCTGACTCCAACAGCACATCGTTCGTCAGCGCTCATGGAGTCAGAGACAGTCTGTAGTCCAATCAGTGGACTAATCGTGAGGTTGTGTGACATGATGAAATTGCTGTGTTTTTAGGATCGCCGCCCAATGCAAGGTTGGGCGGCGCTTTTTTTTGATCAGGTCCGGGCGCCATCTTGCGCTGGGGCAAGAACATGGCCCAGGTCTGCCAGCTTCTGACCGGCACTGCTTGAGGCGAGCAGCCCTGCCACATCACCGCCGGTGGCGCGATAGGCGTTCATGGTGTGAACAAACTCATCGCTGACTTTGGCAAACCGCTTGGCGAACTTCTCGGTGGCCGCGATTGCATCGTTCTGGTTGGCCAGTCGCAGCTCACCAGACTCATGGACTCGCTGAATCTGCAGGCCTAGCAGCTGGTACAGGATTTCGTTCAGGCGGTTGACCGCAACATGGATTGACCGCTCAGTGAGCTTAGAGTCTTCGCTGGCGGCAATCATTTCGGCTGCAGTAGTGTTGCGTCCGAGATACTCAAACAACTGCAGCACATATCCTACTGTGTTGTAATGGCGATTGCTGATCAGGTGATCACGGTTGTTTTCTAGGATCAGGTCTTGCAGACATGTCTTGGACTGGAGCCGCTCCAGCAGCTCGTCTGGGCTAATAGCAATACGCAGGAGTTTAGACTTGAATTCGTCCTTAAAAACGCGAGGTGCAGGCATGAAGGTAACGCCGAATGGCGAGGCTGTGTTGATTGCGCTCAGCGGGCTGTGCGCATGAGGTAAACGTAATCTTCCCTGCCTGCCTTGAAGGCCCCTGCTGCGAAAAGGCAGCTGACCTGCGGCTCGTATTTACATATCTAAATCATCGCCTACTTGTGTCAGCACTAGCTTTGTCTGCATGAAAAGGAGAGGTTGCAGTCGCAAAACGTAATCTCAGCTAGGGTCAATGACGGGTACGCTGAAGCCGCAAGCAGTTTGACCCAGTGATACTCCACGACACCGAGCTTCGCCGCTTCTGCGAAGAGCAGCGGATGATCGTTCCCTTCGATCTCGACCAGCTCAACCCGGCCAGCTACGACCTGCTGCTGGGCAACGAGATCATGATCGAGAGCGCCACCACCGACACGCTGGTGCGCGTCAACATCAGTGCTCACACCCAGGCCGATCCATACCTGCTCAAGCCCGGCCAGTGGATCCTCGCCGAGACGTTCGAGACGTTCAACATGCCCGACGATGTGGCGGGCTTCTTCTTCCTGAAATCGAGCCGCGCGCGCGAGGGCCTGGAGCACAGCCATGCCGGCTTCGCGGATCCGCAATGGACCGGGTCGAAGCTGACGCTGGAGCTCACCAATGCCCGCCAGCTGCGGCCGCTGCGCCTGTGGCCCGGCCTCAAGATCGGCCAGATGGTGTTCATGCTGACCGCCGGGATCCCGGACATCTCCTACGCCGAGGTCGGCCACTACAACTCTCAACCCCAAGTGATGCCGTCATGGGAAGCCTGAACGACCCCCGCTTCCGCATCGACGCCATCAACTGGACGATGGCACCCCAGCAGCTGGTCTGGATGGCGATGCACCAGGACTATTTCGAGGGCACGGTGCTCGACTGTGACGCGCCCGAGGAGGAAGAGGCCGGTAAGCTCGTGGTCAAGCACCTGCTCGCCGGCGAGCGCGGCCACTACGGCCCGCTGGAGCACCCGACCATCACCATGGCCACCGCCGGATTTCCGCATTCGGTGATGCAGCAGGCACGCACGCATCGCGTAGGCATCAGTTTCGACGTGCAGTCGATGCGCTACACCGGCCTGCGGCTTTGCCGGGCCGCCAACGATGAGATCAGCATCGAGGACGTGTTTTACCTGCGACCGGCCGGCGAATACCGCGACCGCAAGGGCAAGAAATACACCTACAGCGAGGAGCAGCGCGAATCAGACCTGGCCGACTGCCTGTTCGCAGCCCGCACCTACGAAAACAAAATCAGCCTTGGCTGGGCCGAGGAGCACGCCCGCGGCATGATCCCGTTCGACTTCCGCCAGAACTTCGTGGTGTCGTTCAACCTGCGCTCGGCGCTGCACTTTATGGATCTGCGCGCCAAGGCCGACGCCCAGCCCGAGATCCAGGCAATGTGCGATCTGATGTGGCCGGTGATTCACCGTTGGGCGCCAGAGATCGCGGCTTGGTACGAGCGCACTAGGCTGCACAAAGCCCGTCTCGCGCCATGAGATTCGCCACCCGCGATGGCACGGTGACGCCCGAAGAAGGGCTGCGCACGGCCTACGACCTGTTTCGTGACGGCCGCCCAAAGGAGGCGGCCATGATGTTTCTGGTCTACGCCGACCCGGACAGCATCGGCATCGTTGGCGAGAGCGAGTACACCGCGCTGGCCAACCACCTCACCGAGGTGATGGCCCACGTGTCGTTGTTCAACATGATCTGCGACGAGGAGGTGCAGCCGGTACTGAGCGACGAGGGCGAGCCGGCCTACATCGCCTGTCGCTTCCAGGACGGCGACGATCCGACGCCAATCTGATCGGCAACGGCTCCGGCCATCGCCTGTGCGCCATCTTCCAGCAGGTGGGCATAGCGGCTGGTGGTGAGCGGGCTGGCATGGCCAAGCAGGCTGCCGACCTGTGGCAGCGTCAAGCCGACCTTGGTGATCGCCACCGATGCCCAGTGATGCCGAGCATCATGCACGCGGAAATTTTTGATTTCAGCGATGCGCATCAACTCCTCCCAGAGCTTCTGATACCCCACTAGGTGGCCGTCGCCATCCCCTGCGATAATCCACTGTGTATTCGATTTGAGACGCAGTTCTCTCAAGATGAGAATTCCTGCAGGAGGAATATGCACTACGCGCTCGTGGCCCACCTTCTGGCCGGTTTTGTGACTCTCTGGCGGGATCACCATCAGCCCTGCCTTCTCGTCGACCCAATCCCACCTGCCGCGGCAGATCTCACCCACCCGGCACCCCGTCAGCATCAGCAACCGCACCAGCTGCGCGAAACGCCACCGCAGTGGCGACGTGGCTATCGCATCCAGTGCAGCCACCAGCCGCTGCCGCTCTTCGTTTGACAGATAGCGCCGCCGCTTGCGCTCGGTGTTGCTCGGCACCTTGGAGCAGGGGTTGTCGGGGCGCAGCTGCCACAGGATCGCGAGGTTGAACGCCTTGCGCAGCACTGCCAGGCACCGGTTGGCTTGGATCGGCCGGATTCGCATCAACAGCTTCATCACGTCGGCGCTGGTGACCGCCTGGATCTTGTGCCGGCCGAGCTTGGGGATGATGTGAACGTCCCAGATGCTCTTGTAGTTCTTTGCGGTGCCCGGGCGCAGTTTCGGGTAGTGCTCGGCGACCATCCGCCGGTACAGGTCGGCCATGGTCGGGGCCGTGCGCAGCTCCTGGCGGGCGCTGGTGGGCGACTTGCCCTGGGCGGCGGCCACGAGGATCTTCTGCGCCTCCTCGCGGGCCAGCGTGCGGTTGAGGACATCGGCCCGGCCGATCTTGTGGTGCTGCTGTTTGCCGCCCGGTTCGCGGTAGCGCAGATACCAGGTCGACACCCCGCTCGGCATGACCATCAGGCCCAGGCCGGCCACCTTCGTATCGGGCTTCCAGTCACGCTTCATGCGTCCCTCCGTTCGCGCACTATTCGCGCAGATTTGCGCGAATTTGCGGTAAGTTGCGCGAACGGCGCGGAAAAAGCAATCCTAATAAATGCCGGTTATTCAGATACTTAATGAGATTCCGTGAAGTTCCGTGAGACCATAGAAAGAGACTTTTAATCAGTTGATCGACGGCAAATTTGCATTTGAACGCAAGGGGTTAGCAAGTAGCAAAATAGCCGTTCGCGCAGCATTCGCGCAGGCTTGGAGCCGGTAGCTCAGGGGTAGAGCAGTTGACTTTTAATCAACTGGCCGAGGGTTCGAATCCCTCCCGGCTCACCATTTCATCAATTGTTCGTACCTTACGAACACGTCCGTATTTCTTACGCGCACGTCCGAATCCCGCAGTGATCCCAAAGAAATCGTTCAGTGCGGTTGCAGTGGCTACCGTGGTTCGAGACCTTGCCGGTGGCGCCGATGGCGACCTACCTGTTGGAAGTGGCCGCCAAGGTCGTGGTGCATAGCGACGAGGATTCCATCGAGGAATTCCTCGCGAACACCTACTCGCGGATCGCTGAGTTCATCCCCGACGACGAGCACATCGTCGACATCGAACTGGATGCCTTTCCCCTACCCCAGGAGCCAGGTGGATCATCAGATCTCGGAGACCGAGCTGATCCCGAGGAAGGAGGCGAAGCTCCGGTTCCGTGACCAGATCCTTCTGGCTTGGGACTATGCCTGCGCGTACTGCCGGGAGCCACTGGGGCGCTCTGCGACGCTTGATCACGTGGTGCCGAAGGTGAAGGGCGGGCTCACCGTCCGCGAGAACCTGGTGGCCTGCTGCCTGGCTTGCAACAGCCACAAGATGCACCACGACTGGGAGGGCTGGTTCCGCTCGCAGTCGTTCCACTCTGAGCTCCAGGAGCAGGCAATCCTGCAGTGGCTGGAGCAGGACGGCGGCCGGAATTCCTGCTAGGCTTCCGGTCCAACGATCTAATCGCTGGGCATTCCGTAGCAGGGGGGCTGCGGTGAGGCGTGCAGGTGCGAGAGCCGGCGCCACCTCCCAACCATTCACCGAGCCAGCAGGTGGTCGAGGTAGATCTCGGCCTGCCACAGGTCGCTCGAATACCGGCAGTAGCCGTTGGCGCAGCTGCGGTAGTACAGCTCACCACCACCAGCGGGCTCAAGCGTTTCGATCGTGCCGCCGTCGCGCTCCATCGAGCTGATCACTGTCGGGTTGGGCATGCCTTGAACACCGAGCATTGGGCTGCAAATCTGCCACCAGTCTGGCGGGCTTCGGGCCAGCCGAAAGAGCACTGCGCCTTCAGCCCCTCCCAGTGGATGCACTGCCAGCACAGCGGCTTGTTGTCGGCCTTGCTGTTCAGCTTGCGCTTGAGGTCCGAGTAAATCCGTTCGGCTTTGAAGATCGCCGCTTCGGCCTGTTGCGTCTGCAGCGATGACTCCACCTGCTGGTGGGGCCTGTTGCCGAGCTTGATGCGGACATGCCAGACGGAGTGCTCAAGGTAGAGCACCATCCGCCCTGCATGAAACCGCATCATCGCCATCAGAGCAGTGCGTCGATCTTGCGACGGAAATCTTCGAGACTGCCGTCATTATCGATCACGGCATCAAATCCGTCCCAATTGTCCAGAGCACCTTCCGATTCGTGGCTGCCATCGTGTACGGCAGAACGCCGTACCACCTTCCACATCTCGCCACCGGCAGCCTTGATCGCCTCGGCCTCGTTGAGGAAGCGCACGTCGTCTGTCACGACCTTGTCATGACGCTCGACCCGGGCTTGCCAGCAGCGGATCCAGACATCGTCGGCGATCTTCTGCCGGCCCCACTCTGTCCCGATGGTCTGCAGCAGCCACCGGGCTGTGCAGCCAAGTTCGGGCAGATACTTGTGCTTGTCGACCCAAACCAGCTTCAGGGCCTCATCCTCCCGGTAGCCGAAGCTCTCAAGAAAGACGACAGCCATCTGCTTGAGTGGCTCGGCAAAGCTGATCGGCTGGAAGCCCTGGTGCGCGAGCGCTGTGGCCGCGAAGGTCTTGCCCGACTGTGGCGCCGGGCTGTAGAGGCCGATGATCCTGCTCATCGATCGAATGCCGATGAATCGATCTGCTTCACATCCCACCAGGCCTGCCGGGCCTCTTCAGCCGAGCGCTGGGTGAATTCCTGCCAGAGGCCGGTGTAGGTGGAGCGCAGAGGGTGGGCATAGGGAAGGTCGTCACGGCCCGACTGCTCATAGAGCTCGTCGAGGAACTCGGCCTTCATCTGTTCGGTCGTGGGGTGGCAGTCAAACATCGTGTCCAGCGAGCCGCTTTGCGGCCAGGAGAGCTTCGGAATGGGTCTCGTACCCGGGGCCCCAACGAACGTGGGTGCCGTCGTAAACCCAGGGCCGGAACATCAGGGTAAACCCGTATTCGGATGGGTGGGCGCCGTAGCAGGGATGGTTCTGCCCCTGCCAGACGCCTTGCTCAGAATGAATCACCATTCGTCCTCCAAGCCAAGAACTTCGACCTGGTAGCCGGGGTGCAGTTCAGCTGCCATCCAATGGGCATTGGTGGCGCTGACCGCCCAGGTACACCAGACCTTGATGTTGCCAGCGGGATCCCGCAGGCGGATGCGGTAATAGCCAACGGTCATGGGAGAATTTTCTTGAAGAAGCAGATCAGCAGCAGGCAGACGACGCAGTAGGCGCCTGTGAGGTAGAGGAACTGAAGCAGGGTCATCGTGGGTTGGCGTCGATCACGATAGAGGCCGGTTCCCTGTCTGCCGACACAGCCGGTCCATCACCCTCCAGCTCGGCGGCGATGGCATAAAGGTCAGCAGCATCTACGACCAACTCAAACCAGCCTTCGCCGTGAGCTTCGTAGGCAAGTGTTTGCGCAGCAACGCGGAGAGCGGCGGGTAGCGCACCGTGCATCAGCGTTTCGGCTACGTGGTCACCGTGCAAGGGATGCTTGCCGAAGGCAGTCAAGACTGCCTGCGCGGCGGGGGAGAGGTCAGTCATCACTCAGCCTCCTGCTGCGGCACCGGCTTGATGGCGGGGCGGCCCCAGCGGGCGAGGACGGCGCGGGCAAAACCAACAGGATCGGCGCAGCCAAACTCTGGAGAGGTGCTGATCCAGTAGTTGTACAGCTCCTCATCCGTCGCCCCCTGCGGCTCGGGCTGGGCCAGGGTCGCGCGAGCTTCAGCCGCCAACGCATGAGTCTCGCGGCGATCATCCATTAGGAGCTGGCGGTAATGATCCAGCTCGTCAGCCATGCGGGCGCACAGGGCGCGGTAGTCAGTCATGGCGAGTCAAGGGGCGGGTGGGTGCAAGCAGCCCGCAATAGCAGGCCCAGAAGTCAGAAGCGGACCAAGGTGCGCCGCTCTCATGGAGCAGTGGTACGCCATTGCTGATGGCCTGCGCATCCCGGTAGTTGGCGAAGGTGCCGTAGTCCCTAGCAGCAAGCCGGCGGTTCGCTTCAGCGAGGGCTTCGAAGTCTTGCCTTGACAGTTCCCCGGCAGTGCCGCCAAAGATGTCAGGTATCCGGCCATAGGGAATGGCATGGAAGCCTGCTGATTCAGCCCAGGATGCCAAGGCCCAGCGCTGCCAGCCATTGCAGCGATACCAGTCGTGGATCATGGCGCCGAACTTGCAACGGGCGCTGACGGCGCTGATCCGCAGAGAGAGGTAGTCAGTCATCGAGTTGCTCCGCTTTGATGCCGTGCTTGAGAACCCACTCTGTTATCTCACCTATCTCGTCAGCAGTAACCAGCCGCTCTACTTGAACTCGAACAAGTTGATCGGGTTCAACAAGCAAGCGAACTGTAACGGCTTCATGCGAAATGCCCAAAGCATCAAGCAGCCCTCGTATTTCTTGGCTATGGCCTGAAACGTAAGTCATTCGGGCAGGGCCTCTAGGGCGCGGCGGATGGTGTCGGTGATCTCGGGCAGATAGTGCGCGTCGCGCTCGATTGTGCCCAGCATTTGCAAGGCAATGCTGTTTAGCGTTTGAGGCTTGGGGCGGCGGGCGGCGCGGAGTTCTAGCGCAAGACTTTCACGGAGATCGCGGGCAAAGTACTGGCAGCACGCCTCCAGCTCCTGGTCGGCGCCCCATTGGGCGGCGCGGGTAGCAATTCGCTGCTCAAGGTCTTCTGGATAAGAGCCAATGCAATCATGCGAGCGCGTTTCTTCAACCCACTGCTGCACCAGCTCCGGCGGTGGGGTGATGGGGTGGGTCATTCGCCCACCTCATTGATCACAGCATGCTCACCAATGATCCGCAGCGCTGCCTCGTTGTACGCCAGTGCCGCCTCCCGCTCGGTGGCAAACGATCCGAGGTAGTAGCGGGCGCCGCGGTAGCCCAGCGCTGCACGCCACGGCAAGTTCGGGCTGCTGCTGCGTGACACCCCGCGATAGGTGCTGGTTCCGTTTTTCGGCCGCGGCCGGTTGGCCATCGACAGGTAGTAGGCCTCCTTGGTCGAAGCGCAGTTGAAGTAGCCCATGGCTCAGGCCTGCACCTCCGGCGGCATCAGCATCTGGCGGATCCGGGTGGCGGTGAACGGCCCGCGAGCGATTCGGCTCCAGACCACCCGCATTGCCGCAACAGCCTCCTGATCAGCCATGCAGCTGCCGCATTCGTTCAGCGCTGCCGTGACCGCTTGATGGGTCTCGCGATAAAGCACTGGATCGGGCTCTATAAGCGCTTGGCGCCAGGCGGCAACCTCAGCCAGCGACTGCACGCCGAAATTCTTGAGGTTCATCAGGTCGGCCGTGCTGGCCATCATGATCTGCTCGGCGGTGAAGAACCCGCCCCGCAGCAGCGCATTGATGGTGCGCGTCTGCATGTAGATCAAGGTTTCCGGGATCAGCCGGAAGTCGTCTTCAGTTGGGTGCATTGATCGAATTCAGGTGATCGATAAGGTCTTGACGTGTGGGCCACAGCGGCTTGTCGTCGATCTTGCGCTCCATCTCGGTAATGGCGCGGTGGATGCCCTTCAGGAACCAGAACCGGCTGATGGTCGCCAGCCTGGGTGCCTGCTCAAGCAGCTCGTCCCACAGCTTGTCCGGGCATGAGTCCCAGTCGACATCAGAGCGAACGGTCATCCAGGGTGCCAGCGCGTCGTTGATCGTTGTCATCCGCGTCGAGCCACTCGATGAGGCTCCACCAGGGGCCGTATTCGGCGAAGGCTTTGGCTTTGGCATCGGTAAAGCTGGCAGCGGTGACGTAGTCGAAGACGTTCGACTGCGGGATGGTGAAGTGGTAGTTGCGCTCAGTCATTCGCAAACGGGCATCGGCCCGGCAGAAGGGTGATGGGCGATGCGGCAGCTGTTGGCGTGCTCGTTGACGATCACGGCGATCGTGACAATGGGGATAAGGAGAATCAGCAGTCGCTTCATGGGTTGGAGAGGTGGACGGGCTAATTGTGCCGGGCATCCGGGCAGGAGCCACAGCGTCTTAACAATTCGTTACACGGCGCAGTAGGTTTCGCATTCGCTGGCGAACACCGGCCCCAGCTCGTCGAAATCCGGGAACTGCATCCGGCACCCGCTGCCAAGGTTGAAGTGGGCACAGGTGGTGCAGTACCGGCTGCCATCAGGCCGCGCGTCGACCGATTCCACGTGCTTGTGGATCATGCCGCAGCGCACCTGGCGGATCGTCTCGCGGCTCACGCCGTACCGCTCGCCCAGCTCCACATTGGTGAAGGTCCGCGGCGTGGCAAGAATCTCCAGCACGTCGCTCTGGCTGAGCTTCGGGCCCGGACCAACGGCACCGGTGCTCCAGCAGTGCCCGCAGTCTTTGCACTGGTGGCGCTTCTTTATTCCACCCTTTTTGTTGCGATACGTGGAAGTAATCCTGCTGTTTTGGTGGTTACAGACACCATTGCCTACTGTTGAATGGTCGCTGCCGTTCAATTCCATGACGTTTGGTGAGTGGCTTCAGGCTGAAATGAGCACAGAGGAAATGTGGGCTGTTGAGACCATCGCCCGCAGGGAAGATCCCCGTACAGCCATGTTGTACAGGCTTTGCTGCCAGCAGCAGTTCCAGATCCAGAAGGCGGTCAACGAAATCGCCCGGCTTGAGCTGCTGCTCATGGATTGCGACCGTCAGTCAAACAGCTGAATCGCCTGCTCGTAGGTGGGCGCCTGGATCTGACGGCTGATCTCGGTGCCATCGGCCTGCGGGGTCTCGACCACCCAGGTGTGCATCTCCAGCCGCCAGATGCGCAGTAGCTCGCGGACCTCGTCCACCAGCGTGCCGGCCCGCTCGTAGGACCAGCCCTTCCGCGCCACGTTGAAGTGGGCGAGGGTTTCGATGCGATCGGCCCAGCGGATCAGCGTCACCGCATCGGGATCGATCATCGGCATCATCTGCTGCCGGTACAGCTCCAGCAGGCGGGTTTCGGGATAAGAGTTCATGGTTTCAAGAGGCGTTGCCAGTCGGACACCAGGTGCCCATGGTCGCGGGGTTCGGTGACGGGTGCGGTCTTGCCGCAGACATCACAGCAGCCCTCGTGATAGGTGGCGCTGTGGCGCACCGGACCGACCCATCGGCCATCGATGTAGAAGCGGCCAAGGCGGCGGCCGCAAGGGTCACAGATCCAGTCGGGGTAGTTCATCGGTCGCGTTGGTTGTAGCCCCACTCCGCAGCAAGACAGGCGACGTGGTGGTGTATGGCCTCGGGCGCAATCACGCCTTCACAGACCATTTCGATCGCATCGGCGACCCAGTGTTCGATCAGTTCAAGGGGTGGGTCAGTCATTGCAGGGTCCCATTGCGACGTGAATGTTGGGGCCGATCCCGCAGGTGCCCCACCAGTAAAGATCGAGGTGGACGTGAGCACCGGCAAAATCAAAACCGACACGGTGCGTTTGAGACGGATCGCCATTGATCCACCAGAACGGACCGATGTGGCCGCCTTCAGAGTTCATGGAGATCATTGCTCGGCCTCCAGCTTGGCGGCGATATCGAGGAGGTTGCTTCGGACTCCGCGCATTGTGTCCCCGTAAATGCTGCCTCTTTTGCAGGCGTAGTCGGGAGCCACCTGATCCGCAGCAGCTCGCAGTGCGGCGGCAGCAACAGCGCGAGCCGGAGGGTCTCCGCCGTGCTCTTGGTAGAGATGCGTCACTGCAATCATGATCCGGCTGGCAGAGGAAAGGTCTTGATCGGTGTGCTTGGCGGCGGCATCGTGTTCTGCTCGTGCCAGTCGAGCACAGGGCCAGTCGCGCTGGCAGATGTCGCAGCCTTGGTCGGGGCAGTTTTTGTGAACCGGGAGTGTTCTGTCAGTCACGCTCCACCTCCTGCTCCAGCTTCAGCGCAGCCCAGGTGTGCTCGCCTTCCTTGAGCCAAGCCAGTACCTCGCGGATCGCGGCGCGAGCTTCCGGCTCCCAGTTGACAGCCTCGTCGTCCCAGCAGGAGGAGTCTTCGCATCGGCTGATGGCGATGGCCACCCGCTCCACCAGTGAACTCCTGATTTGGCTTGGATTAGGAGTTGGCTTGGAGTTGCCGTGAAACACTGCCTGGCCGTGGTGCTGGGCGCTCAGCGCGGCGTAGTAATCACAGATTTCCGCCTCTTGATTTGGCAGCAAAGCGTCAAAGAATTTCAAGCGGTCTGGCGCAAGCGAGGCACAGGTGTTGGCCAGTCGCAGGTGATCCGTGCGCCACTGGGTAGTGTTGGCCTCCAGCTGCTCGACCCTGGCGCGGAGTTCAAGGAGACAGGCATCGCTGGCCCCGATCACGGGGTTATCAGCCCACTTTTCGGCTTGCGCCCATTGCTCTGGCGTTGCCATCACGCCACCTCCACCGCAGCACCAGGCCAGCGGTTTGCGGCATAGCGCAGCGCCAGCTTCTGGTTCTCAGCCATCAGCGTCACCTTCATCGGCCGGGCGCCGCCCTGCTTCACCTGCAGCGTGAACTTCTTGGCACGCTCGGGCACAGCTGGCCGGCTGATGCCAGGCCCATACGAGCCGCTCTGGTGCTCGTGCCACTGAAATGCAATTGGTTGTTGACCAGTCATGAGTGTGAATTGCGGTTTGTAGTGCGGACCACTTCGATCGCCTTGCGGATGTCGCCGGCGATCACTTCCTGGCCCTCCATCGTGATCATGTCGGCAGCGCACAGCATGCCGTTCTCGAATGCCTCGCGCACTGCGTAGTCGATGTGCTTGCTGGCTTCGGCAACAAAAATCTTGTGCATGGTCCGGTACACCAGCGCACCGGCGACTGATCCCAGCGCCACAACGCCAACAAGTTCAAAAGGTGTCATGCGCCCTCCTCGGCGTGAACTCGCATATCAAAGCAAGGCGCCGCTGCCGGCGCCCACGACCGTTACGAACCTTCATGTCACGTAGACCTGCTCGTAGCCGTGCTCCTCCAGCCACGCCTTCAGGTCACGCTCGGCTGTCTCGTGCGCATCGGCCTCGATCTCCTCCAGCACACCCGGGCCCAGCTCTTCCTTCAGCAGCTCGCGCAGCCGGTCGTGGCGCAGCGTCTGGAACTTGTTGCGCTGCGCTTCGTAGATCGAGCGCTTCTGCCGCATGTCGGCGCCCTCAAGGCCCTCCAGCTTCAGCAGCCGGCGCTTGGCCTCACTGGCAAACGCGATCGTGATCCGGCGCTTCTTGCGCGCCTTGTGCATCCAGTCGCGGTCAAACGGCACGCCGGCCTCGTGCTCAAGCCGGTTCGCCTCACTAATGGCGTCATCCATGCCCTGGATTGCCATGGTCAGTTCCACGTGGAACGCCCGGGCCTGCTCTAGGTCCATCTCGCAGATCGCCTCGATCGGCACGATCTGCCCCAGTTCTCGGCTGTTGAACGTCAGTTTCATCGAGTTACAAAATCAACAGGGGTGGTTTTGATCTTCCACTCCCCCAGCAGGCGGCAGTCGCCGTAACGCCCGCTCAGGAAGTTGCTCAGCGTCTTTGGGTGGACGCGGAGCTTCTGTGCTGCCTCTCGCTCCTTGCCGAGCATTACCTCGGCCTCCTTGGCCGCATTGGCCCGCAGCACCCAGCGAGGGTACTGCGTCGTCGGACTGGGCTGTGTGTCGTCCCAGTTCGCGATCCACCAGATCAGTCGGCCCTTCTTGCACCAGCCTTCGTACTGCAGCAGGCCTGCGCATTTCAGCCGGGCAAGAGCCAGGCCGGTGGAGCTGGACTGGACGCCCAGCAGCTCCATCAGATCCTGGGTGGTGTAGAGACCCGGCCCGAGTTCCTGCAGCTGCAGCAGCGTCAGGATCGTCTCGGACCGGTGGGAGCGACGCAGATCGGCAAGCCAGGCTGCGCGCTCGGTGGACATCAGAAAGGAATCCCGTCGTCGTCGGGCTCCAGCGGTGCCTGATTCCATTGCTGAGGAGCAGCGGGGGCAGGTGCAGCGGCGGGCGGCTGGTTCCATTGTTGGGCCGGAGCGGGTGCAGGTGCAGCCCCCTCAGCACGAGCCTGCCAGCTCTCCACCGATGCGTTGCGGATCACCACAGCCTTCTTCAGCTCGCCAGTGGTTTTGTCATTCCACTGGTCCTCACCCACCTGGCCGGTGACGCACACGCTGGCGCCCTTCTTCAGGTAGTTGGCCACGTACTCGGCCTGCTTGCCCCAGACCTCCACCTTCACCCAGAACGCCGGGGCGTCCTTCTTGGCCTGGCGGACAGCCAGCGAGAACTTCGACACCATCTGGCCAGACTGCGTGGTCTGGAATTCAGGGTCGCGACCGAGGTTGCCGGTCAGTGTTGCGTTGAACATGGATGAGCTCAGTTAGAAGTGGATTGGCAGATGATGAAGCAGCCGCTGCCGTCCCGGCGCTTGCGCACCGAGAACTTGCGGGTTGACTGCCGGCGGCTGAGGTTGCCGGCCACCTGAGTGATGGTGCCCGGCTTGTACTCGTTGAAGTCGACCTCGATCGCTTCGCCGGGTTCGAGATCAAGGATCTCGTTGCGCAGCGGAGCGGTTTTCGATTGACGGCCGACCTGCTCAAGAGCTTGTTCGGCGGTGATGCGGTTCATCGTTCGGATGCGGTTTTGTTGGGGAAGCCGCGCATGTTGCGCTGCTCGTACTGGAGGACCTCAGTGACCGGGTAGAGCACCCGACCTCCAGCTTTGAACCATCTGGGACCACGTTGCTGTGACCGCCAGTTGTCGAGCGTGCTGAGCGAGACGACATTACGCCATCGATCAGCCAGCTCGGTTGGCGTTAGGTAACTTGTTTCACCAGACTGCATCATCGCCCCCTGCTCCCTGCTCTGCGGCTGTGCCGTTTTGGGTCACTGATTCGGCTTCGTCTACTGCTGCCGAAGAATAAATTGTATTATTCAATTCCTTGATTGTTACCGCAGCGACAGATTCAACTTCTACTGAGTCCACATCAATAACTTCTTCTTGTGTCTTCATTCCAACTAGGAATTCAGGCACGAAAAGACGGCCCCAAAATGCTGCAGCGCGGTAGCGCAGCATCAGATCCGGCATCGTCTGCCACTTCGATCCGGTCTTGCTGAACCAGCCTTCTTTCTTGGCCATGGTGATCGATACCACCGGGCCTTTCAGCTCCTTGCTGGTCTTCAGGTCGGTGGCAATCGCGTAGCAGCTCTGCTGGTCGCCCTCGCCATCGAGCACGAACTCCAACGGCGTGAACCGGCCGCAGCCATTCACCATCGCAATAATGAACTGCGACGACCAGCTGGGACGGCCGTGGATAATATGCAAATTCTGCATGACCTGCAGCGGGCTCAGGCCCATCCGCCCGGCGATCTCCATCGCCACCAGCGTGTTAGCCAGGCCGTTCTGGCCCTGATATTCCTTTGGCACCAGCGCACTGCTGGCCAGAGCCTTGCCGATGCGCTGAGCGTTCTCGAACTGTTGAATCCCGGTGAAGACACCGTCCTGGCTGAATGTTGTCAGCGCTGTTGATTGATCGGACATCGGTTAGAAACCTTCGATTTCAGAAATGAGTGCAGCAGTGGCCGGATCGTCAAGCCACTTGGGCAGTGGCAGCTCTTCGATCTCCTCGCTGTAGGACGGCCAGCTGTCGGCCGCCCGGCAGGCAGCGATCAGACCCAGGTCGGCCTTGGCCTCCTTGAGCCCGCGCTCCACCAGCAGCGGCGGCAGGCTGTAGACCGCCACCGCATAGGGCGGCTTCTTCTCGACGCACACGAACAGGAAAACCTCGGCCTCCGGGAGCCCCTGCATGTAGAACGCCGCCTGCACGTGGTAGCGCCACCCGAGCACCGAGCTGCGCAAGAACTTCGCCGGGCTGGCGTCCTCGGTGGTCTTCACGTCGACGATGATCCGGCGGTCAGCACTATGCCAGTCGGGCCGGCACTTGCACTTCTCGCCTGTCTCATCATCAGTCCAGAAGTAAGACTGCTCTGCCTTGCCGGGCTGCGACAGCAGGAACCTCGCGGCCTCGTGCTTCCGCACCGCGCCAGCCATTGCGTCGATCCGCAGCGCGTCTTCCATCTTCAACAGCGTCTTGCCCGCGGCCTGCTGCTCGAAGTCGGCCCAGATCATCTTGCCTTCCTTCGTGCGCCGGTCGCAGTGGGGCGCCACGGCATACTCGTCCTCGAACAGGTGCGGCTCCAGCACCCGGGTGTGCAGCGCTGAGCCGAGGATCATCGCCTCAGTCGGCGGTTCTGCCACGCGGTCTGGATTCAGGTAGCGGTTCCAGAAATGCAGCGGGCTGCGATGCACCAGATCCAGGCTGCTTTTCGAGACCTCGGGCCTCGCGTGGTACTCGGCATTGGTGAGCCCCATCGGCTCCTCGGTCGGCTGTGGACAGAAACTTACCGCAAATTCACTCATCCTCATCCCCTCTTGTCGCATCTCTTCATCTTTCCCGTTTTGTCCCGCTAAGCCCTTATGATTGCTTGGCTTTTTCTCTTATCCGTTACTGACCTCTCACGGTCAAGACCATGCTCAGACCTCGTCAACAGAAAGCTATCCAGGACGTGCGCGCCGCCTATCGGGCTGGTTTCCGGGCGCCATTGCTGTGCGCCGCCACCGGGTTCGGCAAGACCCACACCGCTGCCGAAATCATCAAATCCGCCATCGAGCGCGGCAACGATGTCTGGTTCCTCGCCCACCTGCGCGAGATTCTTGATGACACCGCTCGCCGCCTCGCAGCTGCCGAGATTCCGCACGGTTTCATCATGGCCGGCATGCCGCGCAACCCGTTCCAGCCGGTGCAGATCGTCTCGGTGCAGACCGCGGTCCGCCGACCGGTCGTCAAAAAGCCCGGGCTGATCATCGTCGACGAGTGTCACCTCGCTGTCGCCGACACCTATCGCCAGGTATTGGCCGCCGCCGGCAACCCGCCAATACTCGGCCTCACCGGTACGCCCTGCCGTCTCGATGGCCGCGGCCTGGGCGAGCTGTTCGACACCATCATCCCCACCTGCTCCACCGCAGACCTCATCGCCGAGGGTCTGCTCTCACCGATCCGCTACTACGCACCCACCAAGCCCGATCTTGCCAACGTCCGCTCTCGTGGTGGCGACTTCGCGCTAGACCAGCTGGCAGAGGCCGTTGATCGGCCGTCCATCATCGGTGACGCCGTTGCTCACTACCGCAAATACGCCCACGGTCGTCGGGCAGTCGCCTTCTGCGTCAACATCGCCCACGCAGAACACACCGCTGCTGCCTTTACTGCAGCCGGCTACCGCGCTGTCGCTATCTCCGGCAACTCCACCCGCGAAGAGCGCACCGCGGCGCTGACCGGCCTGCGCCAGGGCACCATCGACATCGTCTGCAACTGCGCCCTATGGGTGGCTGGTGTTGACTGCCCCGAGATCGGCTGCGTCATCCTGCTGCGCCCCACCAAGTCGCTCACGATGTACCTGCAGTCGGTCGGCCGCGGCCTGCGCATTGCACCCGGCAAGCCCGATCTGATCGTTCTCGACCACGCCTCCTGTGTGTTCACCCACGGCCTGCCGCAAGATCCACGCGAGTGGTCGCTTGATGCGAAACCAAAACGCAAGGGCTCGACCGATGCGCCCTCCGTCAGAGAATGCCCCGAGTGCTTCGCCTGCCATGAACCCGCACCCGTTTGTCCTGCGTGTGGTCACGTTTATCAATCCGACACCGTCCAACGTGGACCCGAGCAGGTCGATGGCCAGCTGGTGGAGGTGGATGAAGCAGCTCTACGCCGTGAGCGGAATCGGGAGCAGGCCGGCGCACAAACCCTCGAACAACTGATCGAAATCGGGCGCAAGCGCGGGATGAAGAGCCCGCACGGCTGGGCCCGGCACGTCCTCGCAGCACGCCAGAGAAAGAGAGCAGCATGAACGAATACACCCACCCAGGACAGGCGCACTTCGCAGATCCATCAATTAACGCACGCTGTAACGACTGCCTTCACTACGTGCCGCGGCCATTCGTCCAGCTTCAGCGGAACTGCTGCGCCAAGGCCAAGCAGATGACCGGCAAATGGCAGAAACCGATCCCGCTAGGGGCTATTGCCTGCAAGTATTTCACCCGCCGGACATGATGGGGCCCAGCAGCTGCCCGGCTCCATGGCGAATTCAGAAACCGACCTCCAGCAGCGCATCCGCCTCGCTGTGGGCCTGCTGCCCGACGTTCGCCTCTGGCGCAACAACTCCGGTAAGCTCCCCGATCCGCGCACCGGTCGCTGGGTTCAATTCGGCGTCGCCTCCCCGGGCGGGTCCGATCTCATCGGCTACCGCACCATCGCAATCACGCCTGACATGGTCGGGCAGAAGATCGCCGTCTTTACCGCCCTTGAAATCAAAACCGCCACAGGGCGCGCCACACCAGAGCAGCGCCGCTTCATCGATCACATCCGCGGCGCCGGTGGCATCTCGGCCATCGTCCGCACCACAGCCGACGCGCAACGAATCGCAACAGAACCCTTTCGAGGAGTCTGAACGGCTGCAACTCTTCTTTCGCAAGCTCGTCGATTGGCTCCCGGAGCCGACTGATGAGGAAATGCAGCGCATCGGCCTCTCACCCAAACAACATCCTCATGTCCATTGATTTCGACGCGGCTCGCCAGTTCCTCGCGGCTCTCGGCAAGCCCAAGGGCTCCATTCGCCTGCGTGGCTTCTACGCCAAGACCGACCCGCGCAAGGCCGAGGACCGCGGCGCCAAAGGTGAGCCCACCAAGCAGCTCGTCGAGGGTTGGGTGGCCGACAAGCGCGGCGTCTACGTCGTCGTCAACAACGGCGGCGACAAGGATGCCGACATCACCGGCTGCATCGCCTTTTTTATCGAGTGGGACGACAAGCCCAAGGACTGGCAGCTCACCGCATGGCAGGAGCTCGGCCTCCCCGAGCCCACCATCCAGGTCGACACCGGTGGCAAGTCCATCCACTCCTACTGGGTGCTCTCCGAGCCGCTGGCGCCCGATGCCTGGAAGACCATCCAGACCCGCCTGCTCGATCACGCTGATGCCGATCGCGCACTGAAGAACCCATCGCGGGTGATGCGCCTACCCGGCACCCCGCACCCGCAGACCGGCGAAATCGCCAAAATCGTCAATCTCAACGACACCCTCTACACAGCTGACGCCATCGCATCACGCCTGCCGGCACCGGTGGTGGCAGCCCGCATTGAGCAGGCCCGCACCTTCACCGATTACGAGACCCAGGGGCTGGACGAGATCCAGAAGGCCCTCAACTGCATCCCGGCCCGGGTGCCCGGTGGCAACACCTATCCGATGTACCGCAACATCCTGTGGGGGCTCATCGCCGCCTGCGAGGAGGCCGGCAGCTCACGCGACACCGCCATCGCGATGATGGCCAACCACAGCCCCCAGTGGGGTGGCATCGATCAGGTCGCCCGCTCCGGTGGCACTGACGTGGCCGCTGGCACCTTCTGGTACTGGGCCAAGGAGCACGGCTACCGGGCACCGCGGAGGATCCTTCCCGGGCCGGCCGAGCTGCGCAACTTGACCCCCATCTTGCCTGCCAACTTGCCCCCCGCAGACGTTGCTCCTGGGCCTGCCGAAAACCCAGTCGAGGAGCCGGATCTCGAAGATCCTGCTACCGAAGCAGGGCCAGTAGATCGCCTCCCATTTCGCCCCCTTGGCTTCGACCACGGCATCTACTACTACCTGCCGGCAGCAGCCTGTCAGGTGACCGCACTCACCGCTGCCCAGCACAACAAGTCGCACTTCCTGCAGCTGGCGCCCCTTGAGTGGTGGGCCGGTGGCTTCGGCGACGAGCGCGGCCGCATTGACTGGGACTCGGCGCAGAACGCCATCATGGGCGCCTGCATCGCGCAGGGCGTTTACGACCCCTCCCGTGTCCGCGGTCGTGGCGCATGGGCTGATGCCGACCGGGTTGTCCTCCATCTCGGCAACCGGCTTGTCATCAACGGCCGCTCGCACCCGATCACGCGGCTGCCCAGCAGGTTTTCCAGCTTTTACTTCTACGAAAACGCCAAGGCCATCGACGGTCCGGGAGCTGACATCCTTCCCGACGCCGTCTGCGCCAACGTGCGCCTCATCGCTGAGCGCTTTCGCTGGGAGACCCCAGCCTCAGCCAACCTGCTCCTCGGATGGATCGTCCTGGCCCCGGTTTGCGGTTCCCTCAAGTGGCGGCCCCATATCTGGGTCACTGGCGGGGCTGGGACCGGCAAGACCACCATTTTGGGCTCCTTCATGAAGCCCATGCTTGGCGGCATGTTCGAGGGCGCTACCGGCGGCACCACCGAAGCCGGTCTTCGCGGCCAGCTGCGCTCTGATGCCATCCCCGTGGTGTTCGACGAGCTGGAGCAGAACGAGCTCAAAGACAAAATGCAGGTGCAGAACATCCTTGCCCTGGCGCGGATCGCATCATCGGAAGGCGGCAAAATCTACAAGGGCACCACAAACGGCGGATCCAACACCTTCGAGATCCGCTCGATGTTCTGCGTTTCATCCATCAACGTTGCCCTGATCCAACGCGCCGACCTCGATCGCTTTTGTGTTCTTGGCCTGCGCAAAGATCACATGGACAAGGACGACTGGACTGAATTCGAACAGCAGATTCTTGAGACCTGCACTGAGGAAAACGGCCGCAGACTTGTGGCCCGGACGCTTCAGCAAATCCCCGCGATTCGAAAGAACGCCAAGACCCTCGCGGCCGCACTTTCGCGTCGTTTTGGGCAGCGTTTCGGTGATCAGTACGGCACTCTGCTGGCCGGCGCTTGGACGCTTGAGCCTGGTGGTGGCGGCGAGCTATCGCTTCAGCAGGCGATTGAGTGGATCAACATGATGGACTGGGAAAGCCGCGAGGTTGAAGCCACCGACGCGGATGAGGTGAAGTGCCTCAACCACATCCTGCAGGCGCTGATCCAGGTGGATGGCGGCAAGCGGATGTCGGTGCTGGAGCTGGTGCAGATGGCCCAGCGCGGGGTGATCTTCGCCATTCCCGGCCGGGACCACCCATCGGATGAGATCGAGACGATCCTTGGCCGGTACGGGCTCAAGGTGACCTCCGGGCTGCTGGCGGTGGCCAACAACAGCACCAACCTGCAGGCCCTGTTGAAGGACACGCCATGGGCGGGGAACGCCTACCGGCAGGCTCTGAGGCGCGTAACGGGTGCCACGACCAGCGCGAACACGATCAGGTTCAAAGGGTGCGGCGTTGCTCGCGCAACCTTGGTCCCACTTGAGACGCTTGAGACGCTGTAACGGTTTCGGGGTCGGTGTAACGGTGCCTGTTTCGCCGAGATCCCTTGCAGCGCAAGGGATGTAACGGTTGAAACGGTTGTAACGGTTTTCTCCGGGAAACACCCATAGAGATATACAGCCCCTCTCCCTGTCACAGACCCCCTCTCCCCTCTTACTACTACTATCTACTTTTATAGAAATTATTGTTACAACGTTACAACCCAGTCCCTGCAAGGGGTTTGGCTGTAACACCCACCGTTACAGGACCGTTACAGCGTTACAGCCATGCCCAACGCCACCCCCGACCACCAGCGCCTCGCCGCATCACCCACCAGCTGGCCGTCCTGGCCTCGGGGAACCGCCTGCAGGGTGTTCATGGGGTATGGGTGGGCCAAGGGCACCTGGGACGGCCTTCACGGGGCTCGTGGGGCCATCTGGCTGGGGAAGGAGCAGCGGATGGTCTTCTGCGGGGATGCGCGCAATCTCAAACGGGGCTAGACTCACCCCGGACGAGAGGACCACCGACCCCTGCGTGAGACCAGGGGTCTTTTTGTAGGGAGGCTTCATGGCCGGCCGCACCATCACCTTTGACGCCGACGACCTGATCAAGGATCTGGACATCATCCGGCGCGTCCAGATGCCCTTCGTCGCCTCCTGGGCGCTGAATGCGCTAGCGCCCAAGGTGCGCAACGACCTGCAGCAGCGCATGCAGACCACGTTCGAGAACCCGGTGCCGTTCACCACCAAGAGCGTGCGGTGGGGCGCTGAGGGCTACCGGGCCTGGGTGCGCAGCGATAAGAGCAACCTCGAAATGGGGTTCTGGATCTCGGAGGACGGCGCCAAGGGTCAGGCACCGAGCTACTACCTGTTCCCGCAGGTGAATGACGAGGCGGGAGGCAGTGGCAGCAAGCAGGTCTATGTCACCCGCTTCACCAAGCGCCTGCGTCGGGGTGGCTTCATCGGCAATAACGAGTACGCCGCGCCGCTGAAGAAGACCAGCAATGTGATCGGCGACCTGCTCAACAGCTACGGCAACATCACGCCTGGTCAATACAACCGAATCCTGTTCGCGCTGGGTGCAATGGAGTCACCGCTGCGTGGTTACGCGAAAAAGGGACGAGTGAAGGACTCGTTCTTCATCTCCCCGAACCGCCGGGCTGGCAAAACAGGCGGGCTGGCACCGGGCATCTATCGCCGCAAGGGTGGCGAATTGGGCATGCTGTTTAAGAGATTTGACGGGCCGCCAGATGTGACGCCAAAGTTTGACTTCTACGGCATCACCGGCAACCTAGCGCGGGGCTATTTCCCGGATCTGGTGCAGCAGAAGATGAAAGAAGTGATGGGCGGCCGTTGACAGCGGCCGTTGCCATCGGTTACAAGGGCTGCATGACATCGAAGCAGCTTGTTGAATTCCGGGAGACGCACGGCCTGACCCAGCAGGAGCTGGCAAACAGGCTGCGCGTCGACCGCGTCACGATCGCCCGCTGGGAAATTGGCGCCCGGGCGATCCCGCCGTATCTGGATCTGGCGCTGGAGACCGTGGCGCGAAAAAATTAGGGACCGGCGGGGTTGCGGCTTTAAGGGGCCGATCACGCACACGGCTGGCGGCCGGCTTTATGGGGTGCAGGCTGCTGCAGCTGAATTGCAAGCTGGTGCGTGCGTACTAACACAGGCTGGGCCGCTGCAAATACAGGCTCCCGTGGTCTGTCTACCACATCATCAGCCGGTTCGCGCACTGTTTCGATTTGTTACGGCAGTGCGTCGTAACGGTGCGCCCAGGGCGTACTGTTCTGGGGCGTTCAGCAATTACCTGCGCATCATGACTATTCGCTCTTACAGCCCCACCGGCACCATCGGCAAGCGTCTGGCGCGTGCCAAGGCCCTGCAGCAGCAGATCCAGCAGCTTGAGGCTGAGCTGTCGACCGATCGGGAGTTCCTGCTGGCTCACATGCAGCGCAACCGGCTGGACCGGATTGAAACCCAAGGCTTGCGTGTGGTGCTGAAGACCCGCCATAACTGGAGCTACAGCGCTGCGATCGACAACATGGCCCTGCAGCTGCGCCAGCTCCAGCTGGATGAGCAGGTGGTGGGCGTGGCTCAGGATCGGCCGAAGGAGTACGTGAGCCTCACCGCTGTCGGGTGACGGTTTGTAACGAAACGGCTGCCGGGGTCGGTGGCCGTGTATTGTTTCCACATCGGCCACCGAGCCGCCTTTATCGCTTACCTGTCATGAAACTCCACGAAGTTCGCGACTACACAGCCCGCGTGATCAAGGCCCTGCATGTGGCCGGCTGGCACAGAGAAGGCTTCGCCCTCGGCAACGACCTGTACAGCATCGGCGACCGGCCCATGCCGAAGGATTACCTCATGGTGCTGGAGGATGCCGAGCGCCTCGCTGATCAGCTGCTGGCCAATGGCTGCGCCGCTCCTTCTCTCGCCTGATCATGACAACCCTTCCCACCATCCACTTGAACGGCACCGGCGCATCGTCGCTGTTTGATGAGTACGAAGCCGCTTGGCGTGCTGTTCGTGCCGCCAGAGAGGCCATCTCTGCCGCCACCTGCAACCAGCGAGACTTCTACCCTCAATCTCCTGAAGCGTGGAGCTCAGCGCTGGCCGAGCGAGCCGAGGCGTTCCGCAAGCTTGGCGAGGTCGAGCAGTATTTGGCCGACTGGGCTCAGCACGCATCCACCTTTATTCGTTGATCCCATGGCCACCCGCTCCGTCATCGCCGTCCGCACCGGCACCGCCCGCAAGCCCCGCTACCTCGCTGTTTACTGCCATTACGACGGCTACCCCAGCCACCAGCTGCCGATCCTGCAGGAGCATCACAACAGCCCTGCAGCTGCTCTGAACCTGGTGGCCGGCGGTGACATCAGCTGCCTGCGCACCAATCTGGGCTGGAACCGTGAGACCCTCCGGGAGTCAGGGCCCCTGTATTACGCCAGCCGCGGCGAGACCGATGTGGACGCCCGCAGCTTCACCGACATCCAGCGCCTGATCGAGCACTTCCGCGACATGGGCTGCGAGCACAGCTACGTGTTCGTGCTCAATCAGGGCTGGGTCCACACCTACATCTGGGAGCCTGCGGACGAAGTCGAGCCCGATCCGGCTGACCCAAACTGGGTGGGCAGCACGGTTCATTACTGAATGTAACGATGCCGGCTCTAGCGGCCGGCGCAGCTCTATGGTTTTGGAGTCCCGGGGCCGCTTTGAGTCCCTTGGCCATTTGAGTCCCCTTTACCCTTTGAGACCCGTGAGAATCACCGAAGCCGACCAGTTCCCGGCCACCGTCAACGTCCGCCGCAAGGGTGACGACATCCTGGTGCCACAGAACCTGGTGAAGAAAGTCACCCTGCCCGATGGCACCGTGCAGAAGCTGCTGCGCGATGGCGCCGTGGGCCGCTTCACCCGCAAGGGCGATGGCAGCCAGGTGCTGAAGCTGCGCTGGCGCTCCAAGTGGTGGCCCGTGCCCGCCATGGAAGAGATCGAGCGCTGGACGTTCGACAGCGTGTGCGAGACCCCTGCTGGCGACATCATCGAGCCCGATGCCGATGATTCATGGCTGCGCCTGCTGGGGCTGGTCTGATGGCGAGCACCTACATCACCAAGGCCATGCGCGCCCGCATCATCGACAGCATGATCGACGCGATGCTGGAGGTGGGCGACATCACCGACAGCCAGATCGGCGAGACCGAAGCCTGGCTGGCTGGACTGAGCAATCCTGACCTGCGCCGCGAATGCGACGACCGCTGCCCCGAGGAGTGGTCCCGCCTTGTCGACGCTGCCCTGACCTGCTACCGATCAACGCTATGAAACAGCTCACCGAAGAACAGCGCATCGATCTCGTGGCTGCCCTGGTGGCGGCCATGGTGAAGCGCGGCCACATCTTTGAAGATCAGATGCTGCAGACCCGCGATGATCTGATGGCTGCTGATGCTGAAGACCTGCTGGAGGCCTGCGAGGACCTGGGCATCGAAGCCTGGCCGATCGCAAAAATTTAGGGACTTGCGAGGGTCCGGTTTTATAGGGACTTGCAAGGGGTCGGCTTTATATAGTGTTTTTTACACACGGCGGCCGCCCGGTTTTAGGCGGCCACCCCTAATAGGGAAAATTTAGGTCACTGGTATACATGTACTACAGTAGTACAAGTGTACTAAGTAGTACAAATTTACTATTTGTATAAAGATCTAAAACAGTGCTGTTTGTAACTAATACAAACTGCGCTGTTTGTTTGTTTCACAAACAGCCAACACGGTTAGGTGTGCGTCGCTCGGCTCACAGTTAGGTGTGCGTCGCTCGGCTCACAGTTAGGTGTGCGTCGCTCGGCTCACAGTTAGGTGTGCGTCGCTCGGCTCACAGTTAGGTGTGCGTCGCTCGGCTCACAGTTAGGTGTGCGTCGCTCGGC